ATAATCCTCCTTATCCTCCTTCTATCAACAATCATGGAAGCACTTTTCTACAAAAGTATATCACAAACTAGCGAAAAGCCAAAATTTCTTCCGTGTTTATCGGCGTTTTCGCTGATTTCGCCGCTATTTTATCCGTTAATAATTGTGCGTATTTATCGGCATTTTCAAGAGCGGGTGTTTTCTATTTGCCCCCATTTTGCTCCCACCTGCTCCCTAGCTCGAAGTATCGCATTTGTGATTTCACTTAACCCGGATGATTCTTCAATCGGTTCTCCGAATATCGTTCATGGCTTTAATCATCTCATGTGTTAGTATATCATATCTGTTTTCGTAAGTGTCAAAATCGCCAAGATTCAGCACATTCGCCATTGCAAGTAGTAAGTCAAGAATATTACTTTTCATTGTCTTTTTCTCCTATTTGAAAAATAATGGGCGACGTGTTAGAATTGCCATTGGAGAACTCATTGCCCGTTTTCTCCGATGCACCGACTTCAATTTGCCCTTGAGGTCGGTGTTTTTCTATCTCAAATACATTGGTATCCCTCCCTTGTCTGTATACATAGAAATCTATGTATATGATATTCCTATTCTTACCATAATGTCAACCTAAAATTATCATCGAATTATGATTTTACGTCAAAGCAAAAAAGCCGCGTTTCCACGGCTTTAAAATGTATGCTCCACTATCAAGAATTTTCGTCATTAGCACGATACGCCAGCGGCTCTCTAATCCCGTTAGCTCTTAATACGTCTCTTATTTGTGCATCTACCATTCCAATTTTCCAACACTTAAAAACAGTTTTCAGGAACGTTTTCTCTTCGTCCGTTGTCCTAAACCCTCTAATCTTTCGCGGTTGATGATTGCCTATAAAAGATAGGCTCACAGGAATATTAAGCGCATAACACATTAGTACCTCTTTCATCCGTTCCCATTCATCGTCGCTCATCCAGTACGTTGATGAATTGCGTCTCGCCCCCGGTCTATTTCCCGCCATAGTATCACCTCTTACTTTATCTTGTACACTTTCGCAACTTTAGCATGTATCGGGTAAACCGTATCATAACAAACGCCATCAATGACGGGCGTTAAATGTCCTTTACACATGACGGCATATGTGCCAGCGTTATAAACATCTGTAAACTGTCCCAACGTCATTCCCATAGGGATATGCACGCAGGAATAGCCGTGTCGTGCCATATACCTTTCAATGGTGAACACAGAATTTGGCATGTCGCAAATTGTCTCGCCAGTCTTGCAAAGTTCTCTATAATTATCAATCCAAGGTTTACCGTTAATCACGCACAAACAACGGACGGCGCAATCATCATGGCTTAACCCTTTCGGATTTTTACGCAGATATTTATACATTGGTTTCCCCCTTCCAAAAAGATGGGCGGTTTCCCGCCCATCTAACTATACAACTTTGTTTTAAGTTAATCAATATCGAGATTGTAATTACCGCGATTATTGTCAAAGTCGATGTACCCAAGAATGAGTGCAAATTTGGCATCCGACGCAATAAGAAACACGTCATTAAATGCTATTTTAAGTCTATCCCTGTATTTGATAAATACCCATTTCGGATAAATCCCTTTGTAATATCCATCGCGTGCGACGCAGAACTTATATTGTGCGTTGCGTACATGTGCGATGTACTTTTCAATCAAGTTTAATTTACGCGGTCTGAAACTTACGCCAATTCCTCTTTCGATTTCCTCGTCAGTAAGTCTTACATTTTTAAACATTTTCATCACCTCTCAATATTCACTAGGAAACATGATTACAATAGGACGCGGGTCAGATGGATTATAAACGAAATCGGCGTTAATCCAAATCTTGCCTTTGCTTGTCGGGTAACTTGCTAAAATGCGGTCGCCTGTAATCAGTGCGTCATCATTAAGGGCTTTATCGCCCTCGCTGGTGATTCCCCAGTCGCCAGCCACGAATTTAGCAAATGCATTGATAACTTCGGTAAAAAACTTAACATCTTTCATTTCTTCACTAACAACACGGGTCTTAATAAAGTGTTTCCAGTCAATTTTCATTTTCATTTTTCTTGTCCTTCCACCCCGCGAACCTATCGCGGGGATTTCTTAATACTGTTCAGTTCAAATGTTTCAGTCTCATTTCCATTTCCATAATTTCGTAACTGATTTCATTAGTTTCTTCCGGCTTTTCCCCGAAAAGTCCAATTACATCATTATATGCATCTGCTTCGCAACGATACATTTCGCCTTTATCGTTGTAATAGCGATGATGTTCTATATCGCCTTTATCGAGTGCAATGTCTGCAAGTTTGAAATGGGTATTCATAAGAACAATGCTCACGTTTGCCTTATGGCGAATGATTTCAATTCTTTCTTTGTTTGTCATTTTTATCTCTTCCTTTCATCACTAAGAGGTTTTCTTTGTTCCCTCTGGATATGATAATATCATATCGTTTTATGTTTTGCAATAGGCAAATTTGCTTGATTTACAAAGCTGAACACTTTTCAGCAAAATGTACGGTATCTTACATCTATTCACTATAATGGTCGCCCTTATATAAGCATTATAAAAGCAGAAACCATGTACAAACGCGCTTATTTGCGTTTATAGCGATTTCTGCTTCTATAAGGTATAAGTTTATGCCTAAGTACCCACGAACGCCTGTAAAGCGTTATGCGAGCGATTCAAGGTCAGTCACAATTTCTTTGATTTCGTTTATTTCCCTTTTCATCTGATTCAGTTTAGCCCTAAGCAGTTTTATCTTGCGCGTCGTTTCTTGAAGATTCTCCGCCTCGATTTCCTGCATTTCAGCAGTGCAATAGAACCCGTGAAATTCTTTGATTCCCTTTTCCATAATAGATGCTTCCTTTCATTTGACTAGGAAGCACCTTTCGTAGTATCATAAATACTGAAAGGTTACTTCCTTTCAAGCCCCGCCGTAAGTGTTGCAAGCCTAGGCGGGGTTTTCTAATGGGATATATCTATTATAGCAGTTGTCCGACAAAAATCAAGAGGGGGAAATTTATCAGGAATTTCCCTCTTTTTTTCTTTCATCAAAAGCAATCAACGCTCTGCGGACTATTTCGCTTTTTGTCACGTTGTACTTTTTGGAATACTTGTCTATGATGCGTGCGCTCTCCTCGTCAAATCTAAAAGTAACACGTTGATTCTTTGGGTTTGTTGTCGGTCTGCCTGTTCTCATTTTTTATCCCCATACTTTTCCATAAATGCGTCAAAACTATCCTTGTCTTTCCAAATCCGTTCCACGGCTGGTTGCTTGTCGCAATGTACAAACCTATTATTTCCAATACTTGTTGTCCTAAATCTATAAACGGTGTATGCGCCGTGTTCTTCGGTTAAAAGGTAAGCAAAATTGCCGATATATTTGAACGGTAGCGCATTCAGCATTTCAGGCTTTGAAAGATACTTGGATGGGCTTTCATTATATACCGAAAGTCCTTCGATAATTCTGTATAACTGTTTCGACTTAATCATGGGTTACTCCTAGAACGGGATATTCTCGCCAAACTGCTGAAAGTTCCCGCTTGACTGCTGAAAGTTTCCGCTCTGATTAAAATTCTGATTCTGCCCGAAGTTCTGATTCTGCATCTGTACGAAGGCAATAGGTTCAATGCGGTCTGCCACGATTTCCGTGATGTACTTTTTCGTGCCGTCTTTAGCCTCATAGCTTCTTGTGTTAAGTCTGCCGTGAACGTAAACACGGGAGCCTTTTTTTAATCCTGCCGATGCCTTTTCAGCTAAAAATCCCCATGCCTGAACATTCACAAAGTCTGCAACCTCTTTTTTCTGCCCCTGTTGGTCAGTGTAAGAACGGTTACATGCAATAGAGAAGGAACATACCGCCTGCCCTTTGTTCGTGCTTCTCACATCAACGTCTTTTGTCAGATTTCCAATAAATTCGCAACTGTTTAATCCATCCATGATTTTTCTCCTGTGATTTAAAAAATATCGTTTTTAAAATATTATATAGTTATTATATCATCTTATATCATCATTTCATCCTCTGTCCTCTCTATCACCGTCATAAAAGTCTAATGTCACGTAAGACGCGCACTTTCTACCGCTTGTGTTTAGCTCTTTTCGCAACGTCTGTAAAACGCCCTTTAGCGTCTCGCTTTTCTGACAAGCGTTCAAGTTCATCGTCACTCATGCTTATATAGTCATGTTTCATTGTATTCACCTCACAATAACCCCGTGAACCTATCACGGGGGATTTCCAAATAATTGATTAAGCTGATTCAAATATTTTCTTTTGCTCATCAATAAAATCCTCATAGAAATCATCGGTCGTTTCCGGCTCTTCGCCGAAAAGTTTAAGTACATTATTATATGCCTGTGCTTCCTTTTCGTGAACCCTTTCCAGTTCAAAGTATCTGCGTGTAACTGTTGAATCGCCCGCTGTTATTTTGTTTACTGCTATAAAGGCTTTGGCAAAGGTATTTCTAAGTTTGAGTGCGTCATGCGCGAATGTTCTTACTTGTTTCAGCTCGATTGATTCAGTCATTTTTCTTTCCCCTTTCAGCAATAAATTCTAGTCGGCATCCAGCCGCAATGGTCGATGGGTTCAACCTCATCTAACCAATCCTCATAATTAAATGATTCATCCTCTTTTTCTTTGGATTCTTCCTGCTCATAATATTCATCGGTAAGATTCACAATCTTTCCGTCTCTGATATCGTACAGGTCAAAACCTTCCTCGATGAGTTCTTTAAAGTTATAAGCGATTTCACTGATGATGCTTTCGATATCATTGATATCAACGTCAAACCCGTTTACAAAATCACTAAATTTCGCGATTTCTTCCGGTGCAAAATAAGCCGGAAGATAATCTGCGTCTCTGCGGATTATTTCTTCAAGTGTTGCTCTCGCATCAGAGATTTCACCATTGTCTAGCAGTTTCATTTTTTAGTTCTTCCTTTCAATTTCAACTTCATCGGATGACTATATGATACCACTATATCAGTTTTGTGTCAATACGTTTTTACGTGCGAACTTTCTTTTTATGCATAAAAAAAGACTGGCATATTTCAGCCAGCCCATTTCTCTAATGATTTTCAAAATAAAACTCAACGTTATTCTTTTCTTTCGTGAGAAGTCCGTATGTGCATCCTAATAGGTAAAGCGGATTCTTCTTTAATACAGTTTGTATTGATAGTAGCTTGTTTCTAAATCCTTCCACGGTCATAGATGCTTTATAGCAGTTACATTCGTGACACGACGGCATATAGTTCTTAAAGCTATCTTCACCGCCCATAGATAGCGGATAACGATGGTCTATTTCCATATCCTCTATAGATATATGCCGCCCACAGTATGCGCATCTGCCGCCGTACATCATCCATACTTCTTTCCGCATTGGTTTACTGATTCCTTTTCTTTTCGGGCGCAATGCATTTTTGGCTTGTAAATTTACCTTTCTCTTCTGCATGCTTCTGTACAGGCTGACAAGCTCATTGACTTCTATACCGTCCCAATAAATTAAAGCGATTTCGTCATCATCAACTGGATACCCTTTTAAATGTAATTCATGTTTTGCTTTTTCTATCACCGCATTAGTCATGGGTATCACGCTTCATTTCATTGATATACAGGTATAAGGTTTCTATTTCGTGCTTTGATTTGTCTATGTCAAGTCGGTTTTCATTAACATAAATCCACAGAATAACAATGAAAATCAGCATGCACATCATAATTCCGTATAATAAACTGTATTCCATGGTATACTCCTTTCACGATACCTTTCTCTCATAAAACTGCTTTGCTCTTCTTTCATTTGCGCCACCATGGTGGGTTATCTGATATTGTTATATGCAGACCAACAACATATTCAGTTTTTAGCGCGCCGCATTCAGAATCATATTCGCTTTTATTTTTATTCACGCAAACTTGAATGCTTGTCACCTCTGCACTCATGGCATCTTTCGAGAGCGCACTATCCCCCGCCATTGCAATATATGCCTCCGTATCACAAACAATCCCACCATGTTCCGCTTTATCCCACTCAACAAGTATGTTCGTCATCGCATCTAGCGACATAAGCAAATCGACCAGTTTCATTTCTGCCATTCCTCCAATTCTCTAAGCGTCATATGCTTCAACCTCTCAATCCTGCATCCTCGCAAGCAATGAAAAAAACACAGCACCCATAAATCCACTTTGGATACTTCTGAAAATCCTTCTCTTTCATGCCATCACCCTGCAACAAAGTAGTGAATAACTTCTTCATCCGGCATTATTGCGAATATAGCCATGCAAAAGAATGCAACAAGAACGCAAAAGACCAGCTTCGCCTTGCTCGGCTTACTCGTGAGGCTTTCTCCTAACGCAGAGAAGAGCGCCGCCATACCAATAAGTATTGCCATACAGCCGACTAAACAACTTAGCTTTGACAAAACATCAATCAAGTAATTCGTCAATATCATCATTTGCTACCCTCATTTTTCATAAATATTCACTTTGTATACAGTTATCGCGTGTTTTTACCCTAACTGCATACGTCTTTCCGGCTTTTTATGCAATCTGGCATCTAAAAGCTCTATCTGCTTCTTGTCAGCCTCTTCAATCAGTTCATCAAGTTCATTAACACGGATTTCTTCACTGTGAAGAACGGATAATATGGCATTCTTGCAATCCGCCATCGCCTGCATCAGGTCTTTCATGCTTTTTCCCTCTGTTCTGAGCGTTTTGTATCCATCGCCTCGCGCTCTCTGCAAATGAGACGCCGCAGTAATTAGTTCCGCGCACTCTTCTTTTAAAATGTTCAGGTTATCATTTTTGCTGTACTCATCAACGATTCTAATATTCATTTCTTAGCTCCTTTATATTCCTTGCAATATTTACTGAAATCACTTACGCCGATTTGATAACAAGGATAGCGTTTCCAGTATTCTTGCAATCTTTCCCAGTGTTTCCCTTTTCTGCAACGTTTACACGTCTTGTTTTGGCAGTCATTGCGGCAAAAGCAAATGTCGAATGTACCGCCGCCATTATCTTCTAAATAATATCTCATGTGCTTCACCCAATTTTGCTTATAATATATACTGTTGCGATATACAAAAGATAAATACAAATCAGCCCGATTCCGATAATCGCATTTGCTATAATAAACATCGCAATAACGGTAAGAAATAATGTAATCATAAAAATTCCTTCATCATCGGCATTTCTTCAACAATATGGCAAAATTCTTTCCATTCAGGCAATGCGTGATTCTTTCTCTGATGGTACATAGTCAGCAGTTGCAAGTAATTCGTTGTTACCCTCGCTTTTTCTTTCAACCCGACTGGAACAGAATAAATAAGGGAAACCTTTGAAATCTCTTTGCTTTTATATCTCTCAACATTTTCATTGAATAAAGAAATAACATCTTTCGGCGTGTCAGGCGTAAATTCCCAATCACCAGTAGCGACTGAATGCATCACACTTTGGCTCATCACTATCTGAAACCAGTGATACCTTTCCGCCTGTTGCCACCACTTAATACTTGCATTGACGGTTAAATCAACGGTGACACCTGTTAAGAAATTCGATTCGCCACTGTTTAACCCTCTTTTAACCAAAACTTTCGCCAATTTAAGTCTTTTCTCATCGTCTTCTAATTCTTTACCGTAACTGAACCCTATAGCTCGCAATGCGCTTTCTAAACCGTTCACTTCATAATCTTCAATAATCATGTTCTCCCCCACAAGCATCTATAAGTAAAAAAGCATTCGTGTTTCTTTAGTAAAGAGTTGGTAGTTCATAAATACCATTCTAATTTATAGAAATAGTGTCGATTTCTGCTTTATTTTGTGCGGCTTCGACCTGTTTCTTAGCAGTTTTGTAAGCAGTATGCAGTTTATTGTTACGTTCAGCCGCGTAAGCTATAATCATACGCAGGTCGTGAGCTGTAACCACCGCATCCTCATTGTCTGCCGTGGTCCAGCTAATTTTAGCACCATCGCCCTGTGCATCAAGCCAAATGATTGCGGCTGATATACGGTCGCGCGCTTTACTGTCGTAATCGTAGAGGTGCCCGCCATACGCAATCGGCTCAACCTCTTTGCTATCACGCTGACGCTTTAATTCCATGATTTTACGTTCACGCAAGGTTTCAATAGGTTCTTCGGCGTGGATAACCACTACACCTAATTCCTGCAAGGTTTCATCACTGATTGACAGAGGAATAAAGATTCCGTCTTTTCCTAGTGCTTCCGAAAGGTCATACAAGTTACCATAGCTATTAGCCTTATATGTGTATGTATTCATCAAAATCACCTCTTAATTAAATACTATTTCGACTCTATATTTTTTGCCTACATTTTTACCATTAAACATAGTAGCAACTTCGGAAGGTAACTTATTTGTATATTCATAAAAGCTGGGAATATAGCTCTGATACTGAATGCTTGAAAAATTAATGCGTACATTTTCATTTGTTTCCATTGACGTTACTTTAACAGTGACATTATATTTACCTCCAGTGACGCCCTCGACATTAAATGCAAAGTCAAGCCAACCACTATAATAGGCTAGCATAACAAGAGTAACAGCCTTGCCATCGTGTTTCACATTACCTTCGACTTCACCGAAAGTAGCATTGTAGCGTGAATAGCCATACTGAATGCTTTGTTGCCCCATGGTCATGATAAATTCGCCGTCACCTTCAATGGTACCATTAGCCTTCATCAAAATACGATTCAATCCCATAGCACCTAGCACCTCATGATAATTTTGTCGCTTGCGCAATGCTTGTCACAACGCCACTAGTATTTTTAGTCAAAAAGATATTTAAAAGTAGACCGCTGGCTGTTATCGCTAAATCCGCAGCACTTCCGGCATATTTTAGAGTGCCAGCATTAGTAATACTCAATGCGTAAGAGCCATTAGATGCGATGTAGGCAGTAAATATTGACGTATCACCATTGCTTATCATTCCCGCCAACGTGGACATATCCAGCGTAAGCGCACCTGTTACATTGTAGGTTGCTATAGACCCGGAAGGGCTATCGTATGTGCCGCTGATGCGTGATGTGGCAAAACTTTCAAAATTGAATTTTAAGCGTTGGAAGTTTTGCTGGGCTGTCCATGTATTAGCCACAGACGTGCTTACTCCACTACCACTCCCGCCGCCACTAACGCTAATATTGACATTACCGTTGCCATCCGGGGTAATGTTATTAACAGATTTCACCACACCGCTGACTTCGGATTTTTTCGCATAGGTATCCGTGATTATATTTCCGGAACTGTCTCTTGTCGCATAGGCAGCTACACCATTCTTGTCTAGTTTATTGTTGAGAGCAGTATAAATCACTTTGTTTTGGACAGGGTTTGTACTTGCGCCCGACAATGTGCTGTCTACAGTAATGTTTGTGCCACCGGTTCCACCACCGCTACCAAGATTGATAGTAACATTGCCGTTACTGTCCGGTGTTATATTGTTGACAGATTTTACATATGTTCTTCCGTTTGGTATCTGAGCATATAACGCATCAAAGTTATTCATAATATAGTCCAAGATGGCGTTATTTTCAGAACTAACAAATGGTGTTTTCTTGCCGTAAGTTCCGGCGCGAATTATTTGGTCATGTTCATCGCGCAGTTCGCCACGCTGAAATGCTTGTGGTTTCATTCGTCTCCCTTTCTGATGTAAAAATTAGCAAATAGTCCCAATTAACCAGCCGTAATTATACCAAGCGGCAAAATCGTAAAATCCACCATACTCGGGACCGCTATTGTCGTCAGGGTACGTCCATTCTCCCGTGTCTGGGTTGTATTCAGGGGCTTGACTTTCTCCTGTCCAAAACGTATTAAAAAATCGAGGAACAACGCTTACTACTTGATTTTTCAAGATATATGTTGGTCTTTTATGGCTTTCCACGCCGTTCGGTGCCACATGATGGTTTTGTTGGTAAAGCTCATAGTAATAATCATAGCCCAAATTGCAGGCTATAATCGGTTTCGCGCTTGCAGTAGACACACTGTCTTTTTCTTCACTGCCGCACTTCAAGACGCTTATATAAGGTCGTTCGGAAGAAAAGACTATTTCGTTTTTATCGTTTCTTATTTCAAGCCCGACGCCGTGTTTGCTAGGTGTTCCCCCCCATTGTCAAAAATATACAGCGTCGATGTTGCTATAATATCGTCCCTTTCGATGGAAACTATTCCAACTTGCGATACTCCACTTCCATCGCCGAAAAAGCGAATAGCGTTTCCAGCAGCAAAATAAGAAAACGGCACTTCGCTAGTTATTCCATTCAAACTTATCCCAACCAACGCATTGTCCGGTATCGAATGCCCGGACGGAAACATATAATAATAATCGTGCCATGACGCCGTGTTGCTAGACATATCTTGTTTCGTACATTGTGACAGCGGAAAACTATCAACGACTTCCATGCAGGCAAATTTATCGTCAATAACGACCCTTTTATCATCGCCTATAATTTCAAGATATTTACTCATATTATTCCATACCTTATCTTTGTGCCGAGTTGGTTTTGCCAAAATATCCTATGCCCTGTATCATCTATGCGCAAAACTGGATATTCGTCATTACTGGGTTTATATACCGGGGATGCGTTGACGAGGATTATATACCACAGCTTATTATTCGGATATCCTATGCCAGCACTTGTGATTTCTCCGCTACCTTTCAACGTCATTTGTCCTATTGTTCTTGTGATATTGCTGTCAGTATATAATTTCACACTTCCGTCTGCGTTGTTTATTATTAAACCTTGAGCCATTACCATACCCCCATTCTTACACGTAATACATTATTTTCGCGTATCAAATTATCTTTGAGTTCCATTCTTGCTCCTGAATCAGCTCATCCTAGTTATCCAGTTTCTTTACTGTAATCACCAGCCAGTATGCCAAAGTCCTCCAGCGTCGTGTTTCCACCAAAAACTACCCACATCGCCTTTCTTCTTTTTCATAAACATTTCGGGAACAACCAAGAATCTTCTTTTAAAATCTCTGTAACACAAACAATACGATAAAGAAAACGAACGGTAAGGATACGGGAAATGTCTTTGCTTTACCCGTTTCATTCCCATCATAACGAAATACCGTGGCAATTCCTTGTATGTCATCGCAGATTTACAGTTTTCTGCAAGGAGTACCAACCATTCATCCCTGCTCACCTTTTTTAGCAGTAACCCATCACCGCAGTCCTTTATTTGTACAACGTTACCGATTTCCATAATTCGCCTTTCAATGTGCCAAATTCTTGCATTAAATGTTCAGTCAAAGATATGTATATGTTTCCTTCAACCAGCCGCCCAATGTAATCCACCGACAAATGGTTTGAAATTTTTGCATGTACTTTCAAGGTAGGGAAATACTCTTCCTTTTCCTCAACAGTTGTATTTATTTCCGCTGGGTTATAGCGTATAACTAGGTCTTTCATGATAGCTTTCAGTATTTCATCCATATGCGCTCCTATCTATTGACGTATACCTCTTTATACTGGCGTCCAAATTCAATGGCTCTTTCGCGGGAATCCATAAAAATATCTATGCAGTTATCAATCCCGCATCGGTCATTTACGATATAGTCTTTTCCACCGATTGTCACGATTGTCCCTAGAGGAAGAAAGTTACATGCAACCCCGCCCTCGTGTGCATACTCGCCGCTTGCAGTTATGCCGCCGCACTCATATAAGGTATATGCAGAACATTCCGAAATTATCCACTCTGCACCAGCCGCCATCGGTGACAAAGCCAAACTTATAGCCAACAGCAGTTTCTTCATATCATCGCCCGCTTTCTTGAAATTTAACTTTAATATCTTATCTTATTTTACATTCTTATCGCCTTTCTGTCAATACAAATATGCCTATAATGTCAAAAACGCCATAGACGTTCCTATTTTAGCTTTACAGGCATTCTATGGTCTGATAGGTAAAGTTATATCCCCAACAGCCTAGAACGCTTGTAAAGGCAAAATAAAAAAGGCGGTTCATATCGACCGCCCTTTGGATTATCGTTTCAGCTCTTCAATCATTCGGAATGTTTCGTCCCTTACCTCGCAGATTTTAGCATGGATAGTTTCGGTTTCTGCACCATTCCCATACTGTCTAAGTTCGTATAGCAATTTAAGCAATTCATGATTTGTTTTTTCCAACAGTTCAATGTCTTTATTCATCATCTTTCACACACCAAGCATACAAACTTTTTTCGCTTGAATCCCATGTGTCCCATACGTCACCATCACGGACGGTCACAAGATGATGTGCGACATCGCAGATGATTGTTTCCCCCGTCCGCGCCATTTCATACACCTTTGGTCTTTTAGTTCCTTTCTTTGCTTTAAAAGAGACTCTTTTGAATCCATGCCTGTACAACCACTTCCCATATGTTTCTTTGCTATTCGGCATTTCTTTTAGCTCAAATCCAATATCGCAAAGCTCTTTATAGATTTCGTCCCATGTTTTTCCGCTTGCGGCAACTAAAGCTCTGATAACACAATCGCCGCATCTGTTTTTCATCGGGTTAGGATTAAATTTTCTAAGCATTTTTCTTGTCCTTTCCCCCGTGAACCTATCACGGGGATTTTCAATACTTGATTAAATACTTTCAAGAATCATTTTGAGTTCGCAGATAACGGCGTTACACTCAATAATTCCAGTATCATACATATCAAACGGGATTTCATCTTTACAATATTCAACGGTAATTTCATCCTTTTGGCTTTCAAGCCATTCAATTCTCTTTTCAATTTTTTCCTTAAGCTGTTCTTGGGTCATGGTCTGTTACTTCCTTTCATCAACTAGGGCTTTCTTCCCGCCCTCTGACAGTATAATATCATATTGTTTTATGTTTTGCAAGAGGTAAATTAACGAAAACGTGCATTTTTAAAAAGTGTACGGTAAAATACATCTGTCTATTATCATGGTCTATATACATATATAGCAATAAAAAAACACCGATGCTCATCCAGCCCGGTGTTTTTCTATGACATGTCCTTTAGCACAAGATATACATGCCTTTGGTTCGTTTGTGAACCGCTCATCATGCTTGGCTTGTCCTTTGCTACCTTTGTTCAAGCTGGACTTCCTATCCCATTACATGATTTGGGAGTTAAAGTGTTATTGTTTAATTTACAACTAGCACTGTAGTATGTTTTGTTGAACTTTAACTTTATTCATTATATCACTAAAAACGACTTTTTGCAATAAAAAACCCGCTTTCGCGGGTCTAGGGGCAAACCGATAAAGTTGATGAAAGGAAATTAGCCCCTTGCTAAATACTACTATATCGAATCTATTATGTCAAACGATTATACAAATCTCATCAATCGACACAATATCGTCTACTACTTGGTACGGGTCATCAAAATCAAAGTCATCAAAATCAAGATAAGACGAACTACATATATTTCGTGCTTCCTTATTTCCTAAACCGTTAATGCTGGTTTCTCTTCCGTATTCCTTTATCCCGTCATACAGTATTTTTCCATGACTATCCTCAACCTTGAAACTTTGCCCGTCTATCATCAAGGAAACAATTTCTTTAACTGTCATTTTTCACCTCTGCAATACGCAACAATAATTTTCCTAGCCGCAAACGAATAGACAATCATTCGTTTCCGCCTTCCAGCACTGCTCTAATTTTATTTCTCCATTCTCTTTCTAGTTTCATGGATTTAGGAAAAAGATATTCCAAACTTTTTTCACATGCTATCCTATCGCCGTTTCTGTTGTACACGGCACTTCCTAAACATTGCTCTCCTAGGTTGATTCCATTTTCTTCCGCGAAAACCTTGATAGTGGTAACAATAATTCTTTTCAATCTTCTGTTCAATGATTCAGGAATGTCTAATCCGTATATATACTTAGGGCTTACATCAAGAAATGCGGCTGGCTTTGTTGCAACAATTACGATTGTTTCACTGTTTTCTTTAACCCCTTTCGCATCTTCAAACGCTAAAAAGGCATTATCAAACATACCATCGCAAATTGCATAACTCATCATCCATTCAAATTTTATCATTTCATCACCTCTTTTTGCTCAACCTTTCTGCCCGCATTTTCATAATAAATCTATCACTTCTAGGTAATGGCATCATGTACCGATAAAAGCAACCCGCCTTCCATAATTTTCTTCTTGTGCGGTTCATTGTTGGGTAGCGTTCAGATTTAATCATTGTTTTCCCCTTCCAAGATAATTTTCAATACACACCTCATATCTTCCGTTAAATATTGGAATGTTCTTTTTACTTTTCTATCGTGCAATCTCCTAAATTCGCCAAATGACAAGTCACAAAGACGTATTTGATTGGTGGAAGATTTTACATCCTGAATTTGAATCCACGTCGTATCGTCCAATATGTTAATAAGCTGGCTAAAATACATTATGCAAACACCTGCTTTCCAAAAATTCCATACTGCACAATTAAATCAGCAATATCAGCATCAATATCTCCAGTTTCGAGACGGTGACCTGCTCTCAAAATGCATTGCGTATTATCTGCATCAACATAATAAGATAATTACGCCACCATTGAGTATGTGATTCCCGGGATTTCCCATCCAGTGTCCGTCTTTGGGATAAGCACGCTCACACCAGTTAAGTCCTCCACACAAAAATCATTACAAGTATAAATCTATATTGCGGTCATCTAAAATCTTATATCCGTAAATTGGCATACGCATGATTTCTTTAACCTTGCGGATTCTGTCATGGTGTCCTGCCTCTGCTATCCATGGGTCAAAGTTCGCACCAATGTACACCGTCGTATCATCTCCGAAAGCATCTAGTGCCTCTTCAACTGTTTCAGCGGTCTTTCCATTGTACTGTATCATTTAGCCCTCTCTAAGCCTTTCTAATACGTCTCTTGTGAGTTCCACCTTGTCATATCCATCACATACTGCATTGTAAATGTCCCTAATACATGATTTTGTTTTTGCTTCGTCCAGCTTATCCCCTATAGTCTTAAAATTGTTTCCACCATAGATGATAAAAATCCGTCCATTCTGATAGCGGATTTCATTGACTTCAAAAATAATACTATCGTCCATGTGAATAATCATTTTAGTTCGTCCTCTATCCGTGCTATTTCGCGTTTATACGTCTCTTCATTCATCCCAATACCGCGCGTACCGGGATAGCCCAAAATCTCGCCTAATGCAAATTCCATTCCTTTGAGATATGCAAGTTTAAGTGCATTCCCTGCTCTTGTAATCTCGCTAATTGGTTTCCCTGCCTGATACTTCACTATAGCGTCCCATGTAATCATTTCGCGATAAACGCTTTTCCACCGCTTATAAATTTCAGTATCCTTCAATATATTTCACCTCTTTCATGAAAAGTGCCTCGTCCCGTTTCACCATCGTTGTATCGGGAATTGGAAGTAAATGAGTAATGAAATATTCTTTCATTTCCTCAACATAGTGCGCGGTCTTTACCATACTGCGCATAAGTGAGTATCTAATTGGCTGGCATGCGCCAACCTTGCCCGTGTAAACAACCGCCGATTTACGCGCTTTAAGTTCTCTAACTGCTCTTAAATATTCTTTCTCAATCATTTTTCTTGCCCTTCCACCCCATGAACCTATCATGGGGATTTCTTGATATTTGTTTAAAACAATTTCAAGATTTCTTCAAGCTCGCAAATGCCGTTTACGCATTCATGGATTCCCTCTGAACAAAAATCAGTGGGAAGTTCCCCGCCTTTGTAATCTTCGATGTATTCATTTTTTTCAGCTTCAAGCTGACGGATTCTTTCTTCAATCTTTTCTTTAATCTGTTCCTTTGTCATTTAAGTCATTTCCTTTCAATCAACATCTGATACAATTCTTCGTCGGTTTCGTCAATTTCCCAAAGTCCCGACTGCTTTTCGCCAGCCAGTTCAAGCACATGTGCATAGGCTGTTGCCGCCCCAAAGCATCTATTGCATGCTTTGTTCCAGACTGCCGGAACAGGTCTTTTTTCAGCTTCCAACTTGCCAATCGCTCTCATATAAGTGTTGGCACACTTTTTGCTTGCATTCATTAAAGCTCTCACGACTGCAATCTGTTCTTTGGTCATATTCTTATCCTTTCCCCTTGAACCTATCGCGGGAATTTCTTAATTAAAAACGTTCCATTTCTCGATTAAAAACGGTTTCTGAAATTTCATCCGTTTCTTCCGGAATTTCGCCGAGGGTTTTAAGGCATTCATTATATGCACTTGATTCAAAGTCATATACTAAAGCCAAATTTCTATATTCGTCCATCATCTTCCAATTATGTTTTTCAATCGCAATGCTCGCAAGTCTTTGGTAAGTATTTTTAAAAGCAATACTCAAATGCGCATTGTTTCGGATAATTTCAAGTTTAGTCATTTTCTGTTCCTTCCTTTCATCAACCGGGCTTTTCTCTCGCCCTTATCTGTATACCATAATACACCATTATAAATTTATTGTCAATGCTATTTTGTACTTTTCTTTAATTTCTTTGCATTATAAAAGAGGTTAGAATATTCTAACCTCTTTACTTTAATTTCTTTCCATATAAGCGTTCCATGCCCGCTTTAGTCACCAAATAGACACGCCCTGATTTTCTCATTTCCCATGGTTTAAATCGCGGCGGGCATCCTCTTTGTCCTGCACAAGCAGATTTAAGCGTCATGTGCGGGATTTCCCATAAGTCAGACGCTTCTGAAATGGTATAGACGTTATCTAATTCAGAAGAATCCTCATTATCTTCAACCACTTCTTTGTCTTTAGGTCTTAAATCTCCTAAAGAAGATAACGCATCTTCAACGCGGTCTATCCCGCCCCTTTTTATCATCTTTGACAGCCTTTTAAAGATTTCCCATTCTTCATCTGTCGCTCGCACCGACCTTTGCTTTCTGATTTCTTCCTTCAAACGTATCACTCCTTTCTTTATTATAATTGTATAATTTATCCGATGTTTCGTCAATACGATTATAAAACCCCGTGAAAGAATGCACGGGGGAATTGTTTAGCGCATTTCTGCGCCGTTAAGTTGTAATGCGGTGTCTTGATTGATGGCAGTCTCTCAATAACCACTGGTGGTCAAGGATAGAATTGAACTATCATTAAACGCTTATAAGGCGTCCGTTCTGACCGTTGAACTACTCGACCATATAAGGGTAAGCCTAAAATGCGATAAAAGACTTACCCGCAAAGGAGTAAAGGCTAGAAAAGCGGAAACAAAACTAGCCTTTTGGCGGATACAGTGGGATTTGCACCCACGAGCGAATTAAAATCCGCTTCTTGCTTAGCAGGCAAGTACCTTCGACTGCTCGGTCATGTATCCATATGGCGGAAGTGGTAGGATTTGAACCCACGCCCGATTTCTCGGCTATCGGTTTTCAAGACCGTCCCCTTAACCGCTTGGGTACACTTCCGCAATGCCCGCATGTACGAAAACACGCGGTGACTTTCCGCTCTAGTGGGAAACATTTTTTAATCACTGTTGCTATAAGTAGTAACCACCTGCCATTTGTTTCAGGATGGCATCCCGTGGACCGACAAAGGAATTTCTCGTCTTTTCATGGACTTACTGGCATTCGCCAACCTAGACGGTTCATTTCGCGAAAAGGGATAAACAGGTATTTCCCCTGTCTTTCCCACATATGCCCGCCAATAGTGCGATATGGCGGTGACTTTCCACTACGTTAAGGAAACAGTTTTTAATCACAGCAATCACTTTACCGCCGATTGCTGGCGTTGCTTTACTTTTCGCGCGTAAAGCGGCGGTAACACGCAAGGTTGCGCTATATATATGTACATGAAATGAGGTGCGTGTATTATTTCCACTCTCGCAGGAATTTTTAGCGTTTGCGCCCCGGTTCCGTTCACGGGTGAGGAACATGCCTTTTTTCGCACAGAGGGAAAGACTAACCCCGTGGTGCTAAAGGTGGGATTTGAACCCACATACCATTAAAGGTAGCGGATTTTAAGTCCGCCGTGTATGCCAATTCCACCACTCTAGCATGGGCAGGAAGCACCAAAACTTTCGCTTCAATACTTCCGCATGCGGCGGTTTCCCGCCTAGACCGCTTTTAATATCGTCAAGCAATCCTAAGAATCCGCTTACCTTCCTGTTGCTCGGATGTTTTAAACACCTGTTGGCAAGCAACGCCCGTATGCAAGTACCGTCCCTACTTCGTATCGGGATACGCCTGCACTCCCCGTATACAGTGTGCAGGACCTTGGTGGGTGTCATTTAATCTCGCACCTAGAGAGATATTGTAAACCATTTCCTTGACTTCACGAAAATGGTTGGCAGGGGGTGGTGGAATCGAACCACCATAAACGGAGTCAAAGTCCGTTGCACTATCCACTATGCTAACCCCCTATGCGGGCTTTCGCCCGCTATGATGAGAGGAAAGCCGACCACGGGATTTTCACCCCGCCGATGACAGTCGGCATGGTGGGCGGAGCTGGATTTGAACCAGCGAAACCTTGCGGTAACAGATTTACAGTCTGCATCCTTTAACCACTTGGATACCCGCCCATAACGGTTGTTTATCCTCTAACCGTAAAAGAGTTGACGTCTAGCCATATGGCTTTTGCTATTCCGCATTTACTCGGCACCCGAATAGCTAAATGCCGACCCGTCTTAATCGCTGGCGGATAAGCGTCCTAGCCTGTTGTCGTGCGCTCGACACTATAGGCATAGAACCGTGACCTCTGTTGGGTACACGTCCAAAAAAAGTTTTTCAAAAAACGGCACTTCCCGTTATTTTACTTACTTGCGGATGGCTGGGAATCGAACCCGCTCTAGCTTTCGCCGCCTGTATCCATTTGGCGTCATCCACATAATGCGGGCGTCCCCGCATTTAGCCAAGGAGATTTAAAAATGCCAATCAGAAATCTCTTGATATTTATATTCTATCATATTGTATATACGAAATCAAGTGAAACTTTTCTTTTCTTCAATAAAAAAGCCCAACAATCAAGTTGGACTTAGGAATAGTTATCTAGCTCTAACCGCACTTGCGCGAAGGTTCCGGTTTACTGCTCTCGCTAATCTAATATTGTTTGAACCTCTATTCGGAGCAATCCCGTTTCGCCTTCCATATGCAGATTTGTTGAAATTGGCAATACCGCCGCCGCTGGCTTTTACCGCGGCAAAACTTGCACCTCTACCACCCATAATTGTTACCACCTTTCATGATTTAAACGCTTTCATGACTGCATCGTGCATTTTGCAACGTTTCGCAGTCTGTTCATAAAAAGCAGGGATATTGATAACCCTGTCATTGCCTAAAAGTCCATCAGGAATGCGACCATAGCAAATAACTAAAGACGGATTAAGCCGTTCTTTCATCTCACGATACCCGTCAAGGAAAAGCCTTTTAGATATATCACTAGAAAGAATACCGACTGTCGATGTAACTACAACGGAGTTTTTAGGCTCGCCATCAAAGCAGAAATCATATGACGATTTATCAGACCATGCAATAGTCGGTAATACCTTTATCCCCTTGCTCTGCCAGTATGCCCCGAGGTAGTGCTTCCTGTAATGATTATATATCTGAATGGCTTTCGGCATGTCGATGTACAGTGAGAAGTCAGGCGTGCATACATAATTGAATTGCTCAAGTAGTTTCGTATAAGTACCTAAAGCCGACCAGCACCGCTCAAATTGATAATCATCTACAAAAAAATGTACCGAGTATGCTTTTCTGTTTTGACGCGCTTTCGTAGTTTGATGGAAATCAATCCAATACGTATTTGAATTAAATTCTTCCAGCTTAGTTCCTTGCAACGTAGGGATGTTGTATTTTCCAACGCCTGCGAAAACGCCGTTTTCCATATTCTGCATTTTTTTGAAAAATTTTCTTGCCATTTTTATCACCTGCCGTTATTTTACGCCAAAATCAGCTACAATAAACTACAATCTTTTACTTTTGCTTAGTTCTGTTGCCTTGCAACTTGCAATATAAGTTAAAACCGCCGTAAACCGCCCTATTTTTCGCTTACAGGCGTTTTCGGTTACTTTTGATATAGTTATCGTCCAACATACGAGAAACGCCTATAATCAAGCGTATTCAGCGCAAAAGAAAAGAGGTGATTTCTCACCTCTCACTCTCAAGCCGCATAGGATACGCGGCGCATGTATTTTCTCTTTGCACACTCTTTTTTGAGTGCTTTTTCTAAGCGGTTGATGAATAGATAATAATATGCACACTCAAATGCACAATCATCAAAAATTTCATTTGCAGTTCCTGCATCCAATCTATTCATCATGTCATCGCAGTGTTGAATTTGCTCGCTGAATCTCATCAGCCATTCGAGCTGGTCTCTGCTCATCGTGTATGCGCCTTTAAGGTAACTATAGCTGATACCTAATTTTTCGACATTCCCTTCAATTCCATTTCTGCTGAAAATGGAAATTTCATCATATTCATTGGTGTCGGTCAGGTAAATTCTCATTTCGGGTTCTTCCTTTCGGTGAAATAACATTGTTTCGTTGTATATATAATACACCATTGTTAGCGTATTGTCAAATGTTTTTCTAAAATAAAAACGCCCATCATTATGACAGGCGTTTAATATCATTCAAGTAAGGATTCATCCTCTTCCAGCGCGTCCGTGATTTCGTCCTCATAATCTGACAACAGGTAAAGTAAATCAAAGTCAGATTTGATTGTCTGTGCGTCCACGTCGAATACAATCCATTCCAATTTTTCAAAGATTGAAAATTCAGTGCTGGTTTCAATCATTTCCGCAATATCAGTTGGTGACATGTCAGCACACCGCATTTCATCGTCAAAATCATCCTTTTTGAAAACTCTCACGTTGATTGCGTTCATGGCAACGTCTGCCATTTTGTCCTCGTCCAAATCAGTGAATGCGTCCCAAAGTTCTTCGCTAGTCATAATTATCATTCCTTTCTTAAAGACTTGTTATCGGATGTATAAAGGATACCACTATACAATCTTCTTGTCAATACAAATTTTATTTGCAAATTAAGCATGCTAGATTTAGCGCAGACAGTGCGGCGGCGCACACTGCAAGTATTGTCGTTATTTTTTTCGTTGCCATTGCTCCTTACGTGTGATAAACTGATAGGGGAAGGCGTTGAACCTATCAACGCCCCCTCTCGCTTAAAGAATGGACAGTAACCACTCAATTAAGCGGACTTTTACCGCTATCATCACCTGCATCAGTAAAATTAGGATGATGATGGCGGTAATCCTATTCAGTTTGAACACATTTTTTCTCCTTTCTGTAAAATTTGGTGGTTTTACCACCTTCCTTATTATACCACGTCTAAATAGACAAATACAGTCAAACGCCCATTTTATCGAGGTTTTTACCATAAAAATGGGCGTTTTTTACGTTATTTTATTGCTTTCTTTACGACAATTCCTGTCAGTACAATGGAAATGCCTTTCCACACTCTTAATTGGCGGTCTTTCACTTTCATTTTGTGCTTAACTTCTTTCTCGTATTCCTTTAAGTATCTGTTGGCATTGTTCAATGAGTTCTGCGTCGCTTCGTTCAAGGTTTTGGATTTCTGTATTTCTTTCTTCGATTCTTCCAGCTGACTGTTGGCTTTCTCTAATTGACTGTTGAGCGTTTCTATCTGCTCCTTCTGCTCTGTCAAGAGATTCTGCTTGACTTCGTTGTTCTTCGCCAGCTGATTCAAGTTCGTTTCTAACTGAATCAGCTCCCCTTCCGTTATCTGATACGCCGAAGCCGTACCATATCCACAAAAAAGCAAGGATGAAAACAATAAGGATAGTAATAATTTCTTTTTTTCTATCATTTGTTACCTCTATGCAAAATTTTGAATTTCCATTCATATAATCACGCTTTTAAGCAAAATAAAGTAAATAATTATTCAACAAAATCTATTGTTTCGTCAGCATCAAACAACTGACCGCCTATTTTCTCGCAATCGCTATACTGCCATATCGCCGCATCAGGGTAATCGCATTGGTAATTATATTGGGCGCACCAAACATCGCAATCTATCTGCTCCATATATAATACGTTTGTGAGCCAGTCATAATTTGCATACAATCCGCACCTATACCCTTTTTCTGCCATATGATTTACGAATACATTGACACAATCGGTTAATTCCTGCCTGTCTGTAAATCCATTTCTATCTTTGTATCCGTCAGCATCTTCCATGTCAAACCACACGCCCATTTCGAGCATGTCATTTGTCAGTCCGCAATCTTCCAGTAAATTTGCACAAAATTCAGCCTCTTCTCGCGCCGCATCATCGGATAATGCATAGGAATAATAATATACGCCGACCTTTAATCCTGCGTCAATCGCGCCGTTGATGTTGTCATAGAATGATTCGTCGATATGAGAACGTCCCCACCCTAATCTAATTATCGCAAATTCATATCCAGCATTTTTCACTGATTCCCAATCAATGTATCCGTTGTTTTCGCTTACGTCGATTCCCAGCATACTATCTCCCTATCTTATTTAACGTATTTTGAACATTTGTACCCATCGTCTTTATTGTTGCATCGCCATCAATAGATTTCTTCTCGGCTATATCACTTTCACCGTTACTCATTTTGTCTACTGAAAATATAGAAACAAACCCAATAGCACCTATGACCGCGGCGGTCGTGTATGAGTTCCAAAAGTTAATAAGCATCTGCGTATTTGTATTGTATCCTGCGGTATTCGCCAGCCAAGAGGCTATGAACATAACAAACAGGGTTATAAGTCCCGTTCCATACAGGTATATAACCATCATAGACATTTTGGCTTTTTTAATTTTTTGCTTTATTGTTTTCAGCGTCACCTTCCATCACCTTCATCTTTCTTATACTCTGCATAATAGCAGTGCCTTGACCATTCCCGCCTAATCCGTGGTACGCCCTATAGATTTCTTCGGCTAAATCTTCCTCTTCGTATGTAACGCTTCCTCTCTCCACCGCCTGCTGATGAATGGTTTTTAACTGTATTTTAAGTAACACTCTCATTCCTCGGTCGCTACTTTTTACCTTTTCGGATAGTCCTTTAGACTTGTTCCATAAATACCCGATAGTGAACGCTAAAATGGCATATACGCCCTGCGTCGTAATTCCAATAATTATATTTTCCATAGTACCCCCTTCCCTATAAACTAACATATTGTTAGCTATAAAAAAGTACAATAAAAGGACGGCAGACTATTTGTGTAGTTCCACCGCCCCATTATTGTTAAGGCAAGCTATTTACATTTCCAACATTGCAGGTATTCAGCCATCCATGAAGGATAAAAGTCCCCGAATCCGCCGCCGTAATCATCAGGTAAAACCGCCCTGTTTTCAGCTGGTTTGCATAGACGTTATGTCCGCAACGTGTTCTCACAGGGTACAGTGTCTCGCCCGTCCCTATCTGTACGACTACTGGCATGTATTGCGTTATCGTTGTCGGTATTGCTTGAGCAACATTCAGCCAAAAGCATTTGTTGTTCACATACGTTCCTTGCGGTATGGTAAGTACCAAATTAGTACCGCTTACCGCAACTGCTGTTGTTTTCATACCATGACCCCGCCGCATCCATAGAGTGACTGATAGGGGCTTGCCGTCATATAAGCTGGCACAGGTCTAGGGGAAATCTTACCCACGATAGCCGCAGATTGTGCAACTTGTGAAAGGTTGAAATTAGCGGTCTGCAATTCTCTATCTTTATCCGCAATCTTTTCTCTAAGGTCTTGAATCTGATTATTAGCTATCATTGCTCTGGTCGCTTCTCCCTCGGCATGAATCGCAGTTTTGAGTTCACAGGTATTCTTGTCGTTGTTCGCCATGTTTTGGAGTATCAGCTGTTTTTGTTCACAGCAACAATTTTGCTGTTCAAATCTGTTATTGTTTAACTGCTGGCTAATACCATATCCAGTTTGCATGATATTCTTCTCTAAGCCGTTATTTCCGCCCATAATAGCCATACCTAAGCCGTTGTTTCCCTGCATAACGGTTTTTTCAAGGCTATTCTGTCCTTGCATAATGGCATTGTTCAGCGAATAAGCAGAATCTGCCAGCCCATAAGAGATGCCTCTTAACTGTCCTTGCGTGTCTTGATGGTTGAAGCCCTGTTGCATTTCAGCCTGCGTAAGACCAGCTCGGTTTCCAAAACCGCCGAATCCGCCGCCTCCCATTAAGGCAAAAATGACAAGTACCCACATGAGTACGCCGCCACATCCCCAGTTATTCATTCCTTCTTCCATGATATACTCCTCTCTTTATAAAATTACAGGTGCAATCCATAGCCCTGTAAGAATTGGTTTAATTGATTATCGTCCATTCCTCTGCTTCTAGCGAGTTTCCTAACAGTTTCTTTCAGCTGTTCTTCATTTTTCCCCTTTACTGCTTCCAGTGAGTTTTTCATGATAGGGTTAAATCCTGCCATATACTGAATGAATGACATTAAATCATTTGGCTGTTGAAACATCGAAATCATCACCTTTCTTCATTTCTTCTACCATCTTCTCCAGTCGGTCTATTTTCTTTTCCAACTGTTCTGTCGTGACTGGCTTCTTTTGTTCCCTAAGCTCGTATACATTGAATATAAGCCCGCCATTCATGTCGGTTGTTTTGGCGTATATCCTTCCTTCCGCCATGGATGGAAAATAGTAAATCATGCCATTCGGTATGATTTGAGCCGCTCTTGCCTCTTCTATATTTGATACTTCGTGACCGTTTAAGCCGTATGTGAAATTCGGATACATGTCTATCACCTCTAAATGTATTCTCTCACATATTGCGCCATGCATGGTCTAATGTAGTTTCCTAAAAATAGCAATAAAAATACCGCACATGTTCGAGGCGATGAAAGGAAGAAATAACCCCGAATATAATGCGGTATTTATCACACGGTCCAAGCGTTGCTCTATGCTATGCAATTACACCCCGTGTGTATCGAATGCATAGGCACATTTATAACTCGTGTGATTTTTGCGGGCATGAAATGGATGCCGCCCGCCAGCAACTGACCGCGGGCGCACCCCGTCAGTGCTTGCCTAAGCCTGTTTTGCAAGCGTTTTACCCGCCATGTGACACATGGTTTGAATTTGTTCATGGATTGCCTTTAGCCGTTCGGCATGGACAGTGGTTTATTGAACAGATTTAAGTTTCCCACCCTCACCAGTCACATTCAGGTCGTAACCACCTATAAGGTTTTTGCACCTTACATATACTATTATAATGGGTTTTGGCGTTTTGTCAATACTTTTTTGAATTTTATTTTTCCATCTTTTCGATTGCCTTTTCAATCTTGCTTGCTATCCGCTCGGCAATACGGCACATGTTGCTCTTTGACATTCCTTTGTCTATATATATCTGCTGAAATGTCATTCATTCGATGCAATGCATGTGTATGTATTCCTTTTCATCGGGTGTAAATAAAGCGGTGTCGAGTAACCTTTGGTAATCCTCTTTATCCATCTGTCTAAGCCATTCCTTGACCCGCTTTCTGTTTGCCCTCATTGCCCTTATCTCCTAAATCAACGCCATTGTATCTTGCACGAACTTCTAGGCATCTAAGATAGCCTTGCATGTAATTCTCCTGCATCAGAAAAATCTCAATAGGTTCTTTCGCCTTTGAAAATCCATCAGCGCGCTTATTTATATATGCTTTCAGTTTCTTTAAGCGTATTTTCGCCTGCCAGTATTCTGCGTAAAGACGTTCTTTCCAGTCGGTGCTACGTTCCATCTCGTCCAAAAATCTGATGATAACGCCCTCGCCATCTTCGCAAAAGACATTTCCAGTTACGGCATTAACCCATGAAAGATTCTCACCAACATATTCCAGCCGACACATAGCGTTTAATCCATCAAAGCGAATAATCGCTAGTGTTCTTTCTTTAATCCCGTTCATTTATTAAATATCGCCTCTTTTCTATATTTTATAGAACCATAGCAAGCTATGCAAGTACAATTTACTACAAAGTTTTTTGCACGTTTTTTATTGCCTTATCGCAGTTACATCCGCAATTAAAAAATAGCATCCCGAATCATAGGCAAAACTCCATTTTTCATCTAAAATTCCGCTAAAACCTTCCCAATAAAACAATGACCATTTGCACTTATTATTTGCTATTATTGGATAATATCCACCCTCCTCCCATCCGCCTTCTTCTGCATAGTCATACCCAACATAATTAAGGCAACACACCCCATAAAGGCGTTTAGGGTCAAGGTTTACGTTTATAGCTTTATTGTTTTCGTCAACATCGTTCTTATATATATACCGTGGGCTTTTATATATTATGTTTAGATATTTTCTCCCGCTATTAAAAATTTTATTTCCTTTGCTATCATAGATTTCTAATCCACAATTACCATCACCTTTTTTTGTCATGAAGCCAAAAAATGCCACATAATAATCTTTAAAAAAAGCCTTTAATTCTTCCTCTGTATAATAACCATCCTCTCCATCCTCGTTATCAGTTCTAATAGTTAAGTCTGTTTTCCCATTAGTTCCTAGGGTTCCAATCGCCGCCACCATATCGCCGCCACTGTTATTCCAAACAAACGCGAGTAACTCATTATCCTGAAACTCTTCATGCAAGTAAACATCATCGGTTACTGTCATATTTTTGCATGGAACAACTCTTAATAACTCCATGTTTTGAAACGTATCATTTAAAACAATATTGCCGTCATTGTTAATTACACGGATTCCTGATTCATCCATTAGTAAACCCCATAATAACACACACCAGATAATTTATATTTTTCTTCGTATGGCTTCTCCGGGACTGCATTATAGTATTTACATATAATAGTATTTCCGCTTGCCGTAAATACGGGATAGTCGGCATTCTGAATTTTGTTATCAGTAACTAGCCCATACCAAAATGTGCCACCTTTTGATAAATCATCACACGTAAAACTAAAATCTTTCCCATCGAAACGCACTGAACCTAAAATTTTGCAAATCCTATCTGTAATATCAATAGTTGTTCTTCCTTCCGCATCAAACACCTGCAACCCTTGCGCCATTCACCTTACTCCTTACATAGAACGTACATACACGCGACAAAGCCTAATAACACCGTGACAAAGAATCCCCATAACATCAATTTTTCCGATAATTCCATTTCTTTGCCGGGATTATACAGTATTCCGTCATAAAGATTCAAGGCAAAATTCCAAACCTTCTCTTGATTGTCATCACTTAATTCTTGATTAAACAATACCTGCGTTGTGCAACAACAATCATATTTATTCTCGTGAAGATAGACAGAAATTCCTTTTTCGTATACAAAAAACCTCATGCTTTTTTTACCATGTATAATTTGAAATGTATATCCGCCACTGACCGTTTGAATATCACCTGCATAGTACCCTTTTTTGCCCGATTCAACGGCATCTATCCATCCTAACGCTTTACTCAAAATGTCATGCTTTTCCATTCGTTCACCTATAGCCAAACAATCTTAACAGTATAGCCAATATATTACTTATAATGGCTGTACCCGCAAGTATAGAAGTAACCGACAGAATCAGGCAAAACGTCGTTTTCAATAAATATTTGAAAACCCCATCATCGCATTTTACTATCCATGTAAAGAAAAGATTGTTTAGCCCTGCGGCAAATATAATCAAAAGGATAAGGATAATGCTAAACATCCGTGTTTACCTCAACGCCTAATTCATTCGTATCTTCGGCGTATATCGATGTGATGTAATAATCCCCATAAATAACTGGGATATAAGCTGGCTCGCCATGATAAAGAAGTTTCATGTTTGAATCATCATAAACATTTACTTTATTTCTTTCTTCTATTATAGACCATATTTCATTTAATTGCATGTAACGTAGCCTCGTAATAATATTTAACTTAATGCTTTAAGCATGATTTTAGCATCTTCGCATGCGGTTATAATACCGTAATACACCCATTTGTCTCTTCTGTTTTCCTTCGGAAAAGCCATTTGGTCTTGTTGTACCGTTCTTTCGATTTCTTCAATAGCTTTCAACTTATAATCAATGTTACATAACCGAGTGTACACAAACAATTTTCCCGAATAAATTTTTTGATATTTATTTACTTTTAAGCGGGATTTTGATAGTTCCATTTCTAATGCGCTGATGTTTTCCGTAATCCATTTTTGAAAGATTGCAATATTTACCATAGTTTTCCGTTACCTGCTTTCAACATCAATGTATTAAGAATTAGATGGTGGCTACGTACTGCTTGAATAGTTTGCCTTCCGGCATATCGGGGTCGTCCCAGTATAATGCTTTAGCCACCGCGATATACTTTTCAGGGTCTTTGCCTAAAACGTTAGAAAGGTCGCTATATAGCATGTTAATCGCGTAATACAAATCTGCCGGATGGTCAATGTTACGTTTTTGGGCTTCCTTTTCTACTTCTGCAAACGTCCAGTGTTGACCTGTAGTACCGTCAACATTTTCCATACTGGCTACTGCCTTAATAGCAATATCGACATCAAAATGCGGACCACAGTCCAGCTCGTGCAGTTTAAGCAACATACGTTTTGCTTTTGGGTCTGCTGTATCCAAAGTGAGACTATCCAAATATTCACAGATGATATCGTGCAGTTCGCAAGCCTTCTCGTCGTCCGAAGGCTTATCAAGATATTCTTTAACAGTAAGCATATTAACCCCCCTATATCAGAATAATGTATCGTTATGCCGACTAAGAAACTATGGTGTATTGTGAAGAAGATAAGCCAGCACCATCAAAGCCTGATGGCGGATTCTTAATCTTAACACCAGTAAGTTTCCCGCAATTAAGGAACATTCCATCATAATATTTACAAGACTTCATATTTATAACTCCTTTAATCGTAGTAAGATTATTACATTCGTAGAACATATACCTCATATCAGTTACATGAGATGTATCGCAGTTAGTTAAATCTATGTAAGTGAGTTTAGAACAGTAATAGAATGCACCCGACGTGTTAGTTACATGAGCCGTATCAAAGTTGGACAAGTTTATCGCAGTAAGGTTTTGACATGAATAGAACATATAACTCATATTAGTTACACCTTTACAAGTAACTGTCGCTTGACCAGCGACAGATTCGTCTACGTTAGTAACTTTACCGCTATCATTCCATTGCGCACTATACCATGGGGGTGTCCCCTTAACCACATAAATTTGACCTTCCCTCTTAACAGGGACAGCAAGAACTTGATACAGTCCACCTGCTTTAGTTTTCACGTAACAGGGAACATCTCCGCTCCCTTTATCCGTTAATTTAACATACGCCTGTTGTCCTTTATGCATCAATTTAAGATTCGGTTCAGGACATTCACTAAGCGTCGTATACGCATGAGCGTCATACTGTGTGCCGTTCTTTTTGACATGAAATATTGCTCCTAAGTCACTCATTCTATCCACAGCTCGCTTCCGTTAATACTGATGTGTCCATTAGATAGTTGGACGTAAGCAGAATCAGTACCGCATATAACCCCATAAGGGCTAATTTTAACGCTTGAGCTGTGTTCATTGGTCTTGTTCCCCACAACTAAGTTTTGGTCGCCATCCCATCCAACATAGTTGCCGTCTAGCGAAGACGATGTACTCAGCAAGTTGTCTAATGCCCCTTTAATTACCTTATTTTGTACGGGGTTAGTACTGGTATCAGATAGTGTATCATCTACTGTAATGTTACCACCGCCAGCAGTGATATCGTCTTTTGTAGCAACTTCTTTACCACGATAGAACACCCCACCTGATGTTTCGTTATTGCTAATCGTCAACAACGGTTGTTGAATCTGACCGTCCGAAGCCCAATAAGAGCCTATTTTAGTAACTCCTTCTTCCTTGGTTAAGTCAGGTGCTATCGTCAATGCTTTCGTAAACACCAAGTTCTTTGAAAGCAGATTTTTAAAAAATTGTGTTAAGTTGTTAAGTGTTATAAAAGGCATCTCGTTTTCTCCATATCAATTAAAAAGCTCGTTAATTTCAGCATCTGTCGCGGAATCAATGATAATAAGCCCGTTGTAATTGTCCCATGTGTTCCCGTTGTATACCACATTATCACCCGCGTTAATTCCATGCGAAGAATCTGCATTCACAATGTTATACATCCATCCAACCTGCACGCCTGTACTCGGTAAATCAGAATAATTTTCTACAGAGCCTTTATAAATGACGGCACTAGCCACATCCGACTTTAAAGCATAATTTTTAAGAGTATCGGATGAAACAAAATTGCTGTCATTAGTAATCTGACTTGTCTTTGTCGGCACAGACGTTTTTGTTGCATACGTACTGGCAATATCTACAGTTTTGGCGTAATCAGCCAAAGACTGATGCGCGGTCAATGGCTTAATAGATGCCGCCCCCAATGTGATTGTTCCGTTTGAAATTTTTGCATCGGCAATTCCATAACCAGCAAGCGTTGTCGCTTTTTTAGCATACGCTGAAAGGTCTACCGCTCCTTGCATGGCAGAAAGTACACCATCAGCCGAAATGGAAAGGTTTGAGCCAATCTTGATACCGCCTAATGCGGACGCGCTCGCAATGGGAAGTGTATAATTAGACAGTCCTGCGAGTTTTGTCTTTTCTGATGTGGTGTAATCATTTGAAGAAAGTCCCTTCCCACTTACTTTATCCACCTTACCTGACAAATCGACAGAAATAGTGCCATCACTAATTGCCACGTTAGTGCCAATTTTTACGCCGCCAAGTACAGACGTGCTTGCAGTCGGCAAAGTATAGGCGTTCGCATTAGGCGAAATACCAGCTAACTTATTCTTTTCCGCAGTAGTGTAATTATTGTCAGAAAGCACTTTCGCACCGTCTTTCTGTACAAAGATGTTTTTAAGATTTTTAAGAAATGTTCCTAATTGTGCAAGTTTTACAAATTTATCAGCCATTTTTACCGTCCTTATTTATAAATAAATTATCAATATCTTCATCCGTTGCGATTAAATAGTCAGATGGCTCTCCTGGCTCTCCAACAGACGATAGCACGCCAGTTAATTGAAGCAGTGGCTTTAAGATAATAATTTTCTGCATGTCATCTTCCCCGCTGGGTCTATCTCGTTCCGCATGCATCAATAAGTCACCTCTTCCGTTACTCTAAAAAGAGACGGCGGTATAAACGTTTGAACAATGCCGTCATAAGTTCTTAATTGACAGTCATACACATAATCTCCAAATCTTAAATGGTCTGTATCTGCTGGCGATATTTTGATAATTCCATCAACGGGAGTTTTTTGGAATAGAACGGTTTCATCTCTTGCATTCTTTTTGACAGTGAATAATACTTGGTCGCCAGCTTTCAGCTGATATTCCGTCCCATCCATTCTTAGAATTTTTATATCAATAAAGGCAGTGTCGCCCCGTGTCAAAAAGATTTTCGCCCCAATAATCTTAAACATTTTTCCCCCTATTTATTCAAATAGTGCATCTATTTCTTCCTCCCGAATGATTCTATCATTCTCATTTCTTATTTCAGGTGTTTGATATGCTTGTGGTCGCATAGTGTACCCCTTTATATAACTTACCTATATTTTAATACATTAAGGACTACACCTTACTACAAACCTTCTGTGCGTGCTATTTGTAACACCCATTTCGCACCCAGTTTTTTCTTTATCCTCGCAATTTCTTCGTCGCTAATAAATGGCTTATCCGATTCAACAACACCATATTCCAGCCCATCTCTTTCCATCAGATAATAAAGTTTATATTCTTTTTGCCATGTATTCTGCATATGTGACTTCTTTCACCTGCCCTGCACCCGTCATCCTTTTTAACTCTTCTAATGCTTTGCGGTCTAAAAAGATTTCGCTTGAATGGATAATCCCATATTCAATATCATCTTTTTTAAAGTACAGTGTATAAATGTAAGGTGATTCATTCTTGAATGAAATCATATAACGATTCCCGCCTTTCTCATCTGCTGTACAATAAGCAATTCCCTGTTTCTTTTGCATTCTTCATAGCTTTTCTTTTTCGCTTCTTCTAACTTTTGTTTTGCTAATGCATTAAATACGCTTAAAATACTTTTCTGCTCATTGGTCATATCTGATTTCATAAGCGTTACAAGCTCTATCTTTCCCATCTTCGTGCCTGCGCTTATAATGCATTCTGTACCATCAACTTCCCATGACAAGATGTATTCTTTATCGCCCACCGTCTCTTTAGCTTTGCAAACTGCATTTGATGAATTGACGATATACACTTCACCAAACCGCACGAGAAAACGCATAATTTGATTTACAATATCATTGATTATTTCATTATTGAACTTGCTCTTCTCATCTAACACTTTACGAATCCGGTCACATGGATAGTTAAATATTTTGCGTCTCCTGTCAACGCCGTTGTCCGTATATTCCACATCGCTGATTTTTCTTATAAGTCTCTCATCCCAATCAACGAGCCAATATCCCTTATTTGTGCGTCCGCGTATAGTCCCATATCCAAAATTGATATTGTGAACCCTGTCACCAGCTCTAAATCCAGTCAATGCGTTTCCTTCATTTTTAGCCAATGTATTTCCCTTCTTTTTTCGCTTTCTCCCATTCTTCTTTTAAGAAGAACACTTTTGCGCCTTTTTCCTTGCATCCCCAACAATCGGTGTCAAGTATTGCAATCACATAATTATCGTATGTTCTAACCTCAATAATTTTTTCTATATAAATATCGCATAAATTCATTTTTGCTCACCTAAGTCCCTTGTATTAAAACGGATAACAACGCCTCATGGATTCCATTCCCATATTAAGCGCACAATCATATACAACATCTTTTCATTCCTTAAAATACTCATTTAAAACATCTGCAATCTTATTGACGCATTCCCTAACATCTTTAATTGCTTTCAATTCAGAAGGGCAAAACAACAATTTATCGTCATTCAAGTCAATGCACCATTTTTTTAACGTTGCTTCTGTAATGCATGGTCTGATTTGATTATTAAATTCATTTCTGAAATTTTCTAAAAATTTTCGTGTGTTGTACTCCGGTAAATTTCTTGTATTCACTTTGATACAAACCCCACCTCTTACCCCTTCCTCTATTCCCTGTATAGCTATCTGTAACACTTTTTCGTCTACATAATTATCCTCTTCACTGTCATAAAGACATTTCTCAGTCGCATCGTCGTATACCCAAACGGCGCTCTCTTTATCATAAAGTTCTAAAAAGTCCCCAACCGTCATTTGTCTTTTCCTTTCACAACAATCACAAGCACTGATTCGATGGTATCCTCAATGTCAATGTCACTTATTGTTTCATCATATCGACAAAACTCCGGGCAGTAATCGGGATAAATTTCGCACACTTCCCTATTTTTTAATTCTTCCAATGTATATGAAAATTTAGGATGAACAAATTTCCCGTATTTTTTTATCGTGTCAACATTTTCGTACATAGATTCAGTTGGATTAGTTGATTCAATAATAGCGAAATGCACAAGACCTTTATGCACGTTTTTCAAAACTTCGTTGACTGTCATTTTTATCCCCTCTCTCATCACACACTTACGCCAGTGTGATACTTGAAATAGTCTTTAATGTATTTCTCGCCAAATTTATTAACCATCCACTGAAAGTATTTAGCATTTATCTCTAATGAATAAAAAGGCACCCAGTCACAAACATCAGGCGGGTTAAAATCATAGTATACATAACACGTTTCTGCGTAATGTTTTCCCTGCTCCGGTTCATTATCGTCGGGTGGTATTTCTTCCCAAAACGTAACGCATAAATTATGGTTACTGTCGATATGAATTTGTGTTTGCTCGCGGTCGAAACAATCACATCCCATGACAACTTTTTCCAGCTCTTCTATGTCTTTCTTTGTAAGTTTTTCAATGTACATTTTCCACGCCCCCGAACGTCATATAAGCAGAAACAATGTGTGAAAAAGTCACCGATAAAAAAGCCCAACACATCTTTTTCCATCATTCGTAAGTTCTGTATTCTTTTTACCCCACACTTCCACCCACTTAGCACCAATCTCTCTTCTTATTTCTTCTAAATCTTCACGGCTTAAAAGGGTTTCGCTCGAACGAATAATTTCATATTTATCAAAGTGCATTATATAAACATACGACTTTCCCTCTAATGAAATCATGATTATTTCCGCCTTTCTTTAACATTTCAATCAACATCATGCCATGCATTATCACCTTTTTTGTCGGGATAGCGATAGGAATACGGCATATTTTTATCAATAAACCCATCGTTATCAACACTCTGACCAACAACGATGACCGTATTGCAAAAGCATTGATTTCTGCTTGCCCACGATTTTGCGCCTCTCAAACTTTTGGCAGAAACTATCGTTGCTTTTCTGAATGAATGTAAATTTTCTAGTTCAACAACATAGTAAATCATTTTTTAGTCCTTCCTTTTTATGAATGATACTATTCTCAAAACGTCTTGCTCTTCTTTGTTGTAAATTTTTGCTGAAAAATCGCTCATGCAATTTTCTTCCGTAACTGTGATTCCCGACGCGCTCAGCATATCATAGAACCAATCTTTTCTAGCTTTGTATTCCTTATAAAGCGAGGTATATTTTTTCTTAGTATTTGCAATCTCATTAAATTTCACGATTCCATTTTTCTCCATTTCTTCGATTTTTTCACAAATGCGTTTATATGCGTTTGTCATCGCCTCAAAATAATGAAAGCCGTGAATAATACTTTTGTCCATTTTCTAGTCCTAAAGCGGTGAACCTATCACCGCCTTTCCTTTCTTTTTTAATAAATCTCATTCAAGAGATTTATTTCTGCCATTTCGTAAACTTCCTTGGAATAATCATTCATCACCTTGCTTGTGTGAACAATGATTCCATCTCTTTTCAAATCTGCCATAGCAAGCTCTTTACGCTCACCATAGCTTTCATATTTTTCACCATATTTTTTAATCAGCTCATCAGCTTTTGATTTGTTGATGATTCCGCTGAAGAAAAGTTTTCCGATTCTTGCTAAAACATGGAAATAAGCGTTTTCCATGTCCTCATAATACTTAAATGCGTTGATTCCATCTTTCTGAATAGTTGTTAATCTCATGTTTTTCCTTCCTTTCATCAATCAGGGCTTTCTTGAACCCTCTGACATAATACTATCACCTTACAAGTTTATTGTCAATACTTTTTACTATTTATCTTGTAATTTTCTAAATTCATTTCTAAGCGTTCAAATATATTTAAATGTAACTTTACATGCAAGTGGTTCAAGAACGTCCGTAATCGCAAAATAAGCACGTTTTTAAGCAAAATAAAAGCGGGTTTCCCCGCTAATATTTCTTTTTGAAGAATAGAATATAGGTCAGTATAAAGAAAATGCCTAACTCAATCATTCCAAATTCCCATTCTTACTCTTAACGTACCGTTCCCATCGTACACGCATATAAGCTGGTCGCTGATAGTCATTCGCGCTCCTGTCGTTCCGCCTAACTGACCTATGTTCATCCCCATGGCACTTAACGACTTTGCCGCCAGCTTTTCTGCGGTGATAGAACCTGCGTCTATATTCTGCGCTATGACGCCTTTATCAAACTTTGCGTCGCCTGTCACATGCAGATATTTCCCGTCTATGGTCGCTCCGCTCTTATCGAGGTTGATTTGGCTGATTATGTTTTTCCCATTAAAGTCGGTTGATTTGACCCTAAGATTCACTGCATCCTTTAATTGGAAAATAGAGGAGTATGACGGATTGTCGCTGTTAAGCTCGCCAACAATAGATGTAATGTTGTCCGCATTCTGTGTTACTTGCGACTGGATATTCTTTAAGCCGTCATTCACTACTGTCTGTATGGATGTATTTAACTGCCTGAACGCTGAATAGTTCTGTGTTGCATTATCAAGGCTATTCAAGTTAGTAACTATTGTTTGTACACTATCCGCTGTCTGTTTAATCTGTGATGCTAATTTAGCGTCCTCATCTTTTACTAACGTTTCTATGGATGTACTTAATTGCTTAAAAGCTGAATAGTTCAGCTTTGCATTGTCAAGGCTATTTAAGTTAGTAACTATCGCTTGAACTCCATCCGCTGTCTGTTTAATCTGTGATGCTAATTTAGCGTCCTCATCTTTTACTAATCCTTCAATTTCCCCGTCTTTTGCTTGTAAACTGGTTATGTTACCTTGTACTTTTGAAAGTTCTTTATTAAGAGACGATACCGAATTATCAACTCTTGAAAGCTCTGTATTAAGAGATAATACTGAATTATCAATATCCTTAATATGATTGATATTCCCTTGAATAACGCTATCGAACTTCCCCATGGAAATAACGCCATCTTTTATCATGTCGCCGTCTATTTCCACCTTGACAACGCATCTTGTGGCTGGCGATTTCTCACCCTCGCCGAATATGTCCGTAAACGCAACTTTTACGTCATATATACCTGCATCGCAAAGGTAGCTAGTCACGTTGTTCGTTGACTTGAATGACTTCTCTTCTGAACCGCCGGAAACGTACACGTTCATTCCGGTGCATCCGTCAGGGATTGGTTCTGCACTTATCGCCATGCCGCCCAACTTAGGGGATACTCTCGGTGCTTTCGGCGTCTTAGGAATAGCCTTATTGTATTGTAATTCTGCGGCATTTGAGTATTTCCCGACCGCTGAACGTGCATATAAATAAAGCGTTCCTTTTCTGTTCTCAAGCTCTATCGTCGCACTTGTTCCGCTTGTTCTAGCTAATAAGCCAACATCTTCCACGCCAACGGCAGTGTCATCGCGGACTTCATAATAAGCTATATCGGCATTGGTCACTTCTTTCCATGTTACCGTGCATTTGTTTCCAAAACTGATTTGAAAATCATCAGGAACATTCGGAATCTCGGTTTTTAACGCCACTGTAATTTTAGTCTGCGGGGATAAATCGGGGCTGGTGGAAACGCTATACTTGTCTTTTGTGCATACCGCAATCTGATAGGTGTCCCCCACGATAGCCTGCGGTATTACCACCTCTGTTTTCCCGTTTCCGCCGTATATCCATTCGCCGTTAAATCCCATCTCATCGGCTGGCACGCCTTCTTTAAACGTCAGGTCATCCGCCTGTCCGTAATTGGTTTTATACCAAACATCTGCGCTATCATAAGCATCTAATTCCGGTGGTGTCCAATCCACAACAATGTCATAACGCGCTATTCCGTCCTGTTGCTTTCGGTATCTGTTTCTAGCCATTACCCCTGTAACTGGTGGCAGGTAGTATTGCTGAATTGTATATTGGTACGCTTGCACATCTGCGAGGTCTTGCACATTCGCGCCAAAAATGTTATATGAGCAGAATTTTAAGTACGCCTTTTTCCCAATATCTTCTTTTTGGAAAGGCAACTTTGCTAAATATGTATCGCATCTAACAAAATCCGAACCACTCGTATGGCTTCTCTTAGAGGTGTTATACTGCCCTCTTATACATCCACTTAACGTGTAATTCCCGTTACTGTCCATTTGTGCCGTCTGATAGCTGAAACATTCGCCGTCAATCCAGCAAAGGGTATTCCTATTTTCTGCGTCCTCTTTTGTGCCGCTGATAAGCTGGTCATTGCAAGACACTGTAATGGTGGTATCATCTGCTGATATATCGCTTATGAGTTTCCCTAAACGGCTTGAATTGGTCAACTGCCCGACACGCCTATAGTTTATATTATCATCACTGGCATAAATATAGCATCCGCCCCATGACGTGTTCGCACCCTTACCTGCAATCCAAACCTCATTCCCAGTTGTCGTTATATCTACAGGCGGCTGAAAGATAACAGGCAACGTGTTAGGTGCTTCCATATTAAAGTCAACGAATGGTCTTTCTGTTTCGTGTACATTATACTTTGCTTCGGTCACATCCATTGGCGGACGGGAGATAGCAGTCAATTCTAAAAGCCCATCGGCATCCTCGGTTACACTGTTTATAATAGCTGGTTGATGGTCTAATCCGCAGGTTTCATCTGTCAGGGTAACTAAATCTCCAACCTCCAGTCGGCAAAAAGCCCAGTCAAGTTTAAATGTATACTGGTTTCTTCCGTACTTTGCATTTCGGGCAAGCTGTTCCGCTAATCTAACCGCGCGTGATTTCTTATAAAGATAATGTGCTTGTATTGTGTCTGATTGTCTAAGCCCATATTTCTTAATGTCATCTGTCAGTTCATAAGCAACGGTTTCCGTCTCGTAAGCATTATCCCTAGAAAGGAACTCCACTGGAAATTGATTATATACTTCACTGGAATCTTTTCTCGCATAGGTGACTAATGCACCGTCATCCTGCGGCAAGAAATCATCACTAGTTAAATCATATGTGATTGTCTTATTCGGCGTCCACCCGCCGACAGGTCTATCTTCCAAAGGAACAATCTTGAATCTGTCATTCGACCAAAACATATAGGCATTAGTGATGGTTGCGATTTCGTTGATGATTTCGCGCGCACTTTTTGCACTGGTTTCATCGGATGGCGTGGAAATCAGCATATCAGCATTGCGGCAATAGCTCCTATAATTATCTAATCCGTCAATCGGTACATTCCCTAAGCCGACTTTATCTAATACGAATCGGATATAATCAGCAGGGTTTACGTCAATTCCATCGCCAGTATCAAGTAATTTCCCTTTGACTTCAAAATTATAGTTAGGGAAAGACGCACTATCGCCTAAATCAATGACGCCCGCCATATAAGCAAGCCCATTATAAGAAAGTGCCTTGTCAGGATGTTTAGAGGTCAGGTACGCCCACGGCTTCTGATTTGCTGAACCGACAAAAGCTGTTAATCCCAATGATGAGTTAGGATAGGTGTAAACATCTTTATCCTTCCAAATCTTACCAATCCCGCTGATTTCGCCTTCGCACAATCCCATAATGCAAGCCACGGTATAGGTATATGTTATGGTAGTTGTCTTACTTCGCCCGCCCTTGCCGCTTCTCTGCGTTTCCCTGTGTTCGTGCGCGGTAAAGTCATCATAATAAATCACATTGCCAGTTACCCTAGTTGTCCCTAAGATTTCCATAACTGGGCTGCCGTATTCTGCCGTACCAACACTAAAATCGCTGATTTTATTAGAGCGTATTGTTGTGTTATGCCCCTTAAAAAAGCCCATGACTACCCCCTAAACCTATAAATTCCTCTAAGCCGTGATTTACCTTTGGCATCTAAAAACATAACGTCATTCAATTCAGATAAAATCACGCCCTCATCTACCATGGCATGACACAAAATATTATTGCCTATGTAAATGCCGCCGTGAGAAATGCATCTTCCATACTGGTAAAGCAGAAAATCGCCCGTATCCATAGTTTCCACTTTGTCACATCTCGCTTTCACATAGTTTAAAAACCATTCATCGCTTCTGTGTAACGCCCATTCATTTGAATACGGCTCAATGTGATAGGAATCTTTCTGCATCAGTCCGGCATCTTCCACCGAACCTATAAGGAGCATCCCGCAGTCCACCCCATGCCCTTTAGACTTTGCCATGTTGACATGCGGCGTTCCTAACCATGATAAAGCGGCTTTCGCTATCTTTTCACCATTTGTCACAATAAGACCTCTTTCTGCGGTTTAAAAGGCGCAACAACGGCTATATCATCACTGTCTTTAATAGTAACAATGCCATCCTTGTCGGTAGAGAATGAACCTTGCGGGTAATATTTTCGTATTGGAAATTCCATATTCAGTCCGCTGGTTTCCGCCTTTACATCAAGAGATACAACTAAACCGCCCGCGCTGGTGACTTCCGTCAATCCGCCGAAAAGGTCAATGCACCCGATGATTTGGCTATCCCTAAAAAAGCATCTTCGCAAATACAATTTCGCTCTGTCAAGAACGCCAGTATGTACTGCCTTAACAAATGACATGCCCTCAAGGTTATCATTCTTCCCGCCTTTTATAGTGATACTCATCGTATCCACCACAACGGTTGAGTTCAGCTGTACCTGTTCCCGTTCAAACATCAGCCCGTCATGGCGGTATACTTTCGAGTTATACGTTATGTCTGCATCCATATCTGCATAGTAGTAATGGTGTCCGTTATGCAATACCAATTCATATATGTCACATGCCTGTATGTTTCTCTGCGTCAGAAGATAATTTTCTAATGCGCTGGTTACGTTCTTCATTCCACTGTCTCCAATGTCAGATTATCCGATTGATTGATGTTCTTGAAAATGGCGGTTATCTTAAACCCATCGTTCTTCATAATGACTTTCCAATAATACGTATAAGACGCGGTTATTTTACCAATTTGCGCCACCCTTAACTGGATGACGCCGCCCGATTCAATATAATCAGTTTTCGGTAATTCCACGCCATCCACGAATACATGTAAATCCGTTACTTTATAAACAGGTTGCACATAGTCGCCCATTTTCATGACGCATTGATACTGGTTTGTCCCTAAAGAAGGAAGCGGTATGTTTGTTTCTTTGTTATCTTCCGGGTCTAGGAAAAAGAATGGTTCATACGCACCTTTTATCTGATTGATAAACCCGAACATGATATTCTTCTCATCGTCCGTGAGTGTTTGAAACTTGGTCACGATTGTCCATTTTGGATATTTCCGATTAGTCAATGTACGGCATCGACCGCTACCTGCTGTGGCGATAGTGGTCTGCCATGCCGTTTCCTTGGTGGACTTCCACGCAAATTTACGTATATCAGGAAATGTTCTCATCACCATACCCCCGCTTTTGTGGCGAAATTTCTAGTATCACTGAATAAGCCTTGCTTGATTTCTTTCAGCCCACCGCGTTTCAGGAAGGAACGAACTGAATTTCCGTCAATCGCTGAAATATTGATAGATACCGCGCCGCCGATTGTACCGCCGACTGAACTTACAGAACTTACCACGCCGCCCGCTGAAAAGTGCTTTATCCTGCCCTCATTTAATGCGTTCAATGTTGGCACGCCTATTCTGTTGACTGCCTCTGCTCTTAACACAAACTCGCCATCAGAAAGCATCGCCGGAATGGAATCGCTGGTGGACGTTCCAATTCCGCTTATCGCACCGCCGGACGCGAAACCTAACCCACCTACTTTGACGGAATTTAAAGCAATGGACGCGCTAATCGCCGCACTGGTTAATTGGCTCATAGCACTGGTTGCCGCCTCTGTTATACCCGCCTCTGCTGGCTTTGTGGTTGCACCCATGACATTTGTTACCGTGTTTTCTACGGTCTTTACTTCCGTGCCTATGCTCATGGTATCGGTTAAGCTCTTAACGCCCGTATCGCCAATCTTAAAGGAATCTGTAATTCTCTTGGTGGCTTTATCGAACGCATTGAGTGATTTTGTCGCTGATTTGAAATCCAACCCTTTGGCATTCTTGCTTCCGCCAAATAAACCACCGATTGCATTGACACCTGCGCTGACTGCCTTAGAACCAACTGCATTTGTTACGGTTGAACCAATGGTATTCTTTCCATTGGTACTTTTTTCGTCCTTTCCAGTTAATCCGCCCAGTATAGACGTTGTAATCTGCGCTGACCATTTTTGCGTAAACTGTGAAAGGATAGACTTAAAGAGATTAGATACTAGGCTATAGACAGAATCCATAAGCGACTTTGTGCCGATGAAAGCATCTTGGAAGAAAGTATCAAGGTTTGACTGCATCGTCTTAGACGTTTGAGTAATAATATCCTCAACACTTAAATGAGACTTTTTCCATTCGTCGTAATACTCCTGCATTTCCGATTTCTTGGACTGCCAATCAAAGTAATCTTTCCCATCTTGCGAATTAAGCAATTCAGTTAATGCCTGTTCATCGCCATCGTTAATTCTTGCATTTGCGGTTCTTTCAAAGGCATCTCTAATCGCCTGCTCTCTTTCCTTGGTCGCCGCAAGCACTTTGGCGGTCTTTTCATCTTCTGCGACTTTTTTTGCTTCCACGTCATCTTTGTAACGGGACAGTTTCTTAATTTGCTCTTCTTCGTCTCTTTCTGCTTGCTTAACCGTGTTTTCGTACTGGATTTGTGCCAGTGTCTTGTAATCACTGGTGGCTTCGGCAGTAACCTGTGTTGTTTTCTCTTTAACTTTTTCTAAAGATTCAGCCCATTCTTTGTTAATTTCATCAATCTTGGCATTTTTATACGTTTCAAGCATTTTTTCGGCTTTGGATGTATCTATGTCATCAGAAACTTCTTTGATGTTTTTAATTTCTTTCTTCTTATCTTCTATTTCTGTGTCAAGTTTCTGCATCTGATTTTCGTACTGGGTGGCGGTTACTTCTTTGGTGGATGTGTCAAGGCTTTTTTCTAAATCCTCTAACTGCTTTTTGGCGTTATCTATCTGTTTCTGACGGTCTATAACTCCTTTTGCACCGCTGGCATCGTATTCGCCGAACTCACCTGTAAACGCATTATACGCCTCTTCTGCATAATCCATGCGTTTGCCGCGTTCTGTACCCGCCGAACGTTCGTAATACTTATCTGTTGCATACGCCGCATCTCTTGCGTTATTAGTGCCTTTTATCTGATTATATGCGCCTTTTTCCTTGTCCTGCATCTCATAAACTAAAAACGCTAATTGGCTATCGAGCGTATCCTCACCATTAAATCTATCTCTTTGGAAATTTCTTAAATCGGTTAGTCGGCTTCCCTGCCATTGTGCTATGCCCTGCGCCGTCCCATCGGTCGCATTTAATCCTAAATCAAACGTGCCGCCGCCGCTTTCCTGCATGAGATTCCCGACAATTCCGGCAGCTTGTTCTTTGGTGAACCCATTCCCCATCAGGTATCTCATGGCATACATGGCATTGGATTCTCCGTCTTGCTGTTGGTTGTTCTTTGTCGGTTTTTCTACTTTGCTAGATGAACCTTTTGACGTTTTCCCTTCACTGTCTGATTCCCCAACTGCCATTATCTTGTCCATAATATCTTGGTACTGGTTTGTGAAATTTTCTAATGCTTCTGTATTCTTTTTTGTCGCATCCTCATTATCTTTTATAACCTTGCCATTTTCATCCAGCTTTAATCCCTGCTGAACGGCGGCTTCATAGGCGGCGTTATTTTCATTCTTATCATATACATTTCGTCTAACACCATTCCGCAATTCAAGCATGGTATGGTCTTTTTCATCGTACTGATACTCTTTCCCATTGTATGTATAAACTTTTTCAGACGCGGCTTTCTTCTTTTCTTCTTCATAAAAATTATAAAGACTTACTGCCGCCTCGCCTATGGCAACTGCAACGCCAATCCATCCGCCTGCAAGCGCAAATACCGCCTTTGTCAATACCTGAACCTTTGCGGTCGCTGATACTGACGCCGCAACGGTTTTTTCTCCTGCGACAATAGACGCATTCCCTGCCGCCTCTGTGACTGCGGTTAATCCTGCCGTTGTCGCGGTCGTTTCTGCCACTTTCCCCTGCGCCGCCGTGTATGCTTCCACATATTGCGTCTTTACCGTATTAGCGGAAACAGTCGCCTCGCTTGCCACTTTTTTAGCCTGTGCCGTCGCGGTCGCGCCAAACTTATCAGCCGCCTGCTCGCTATCTTCAAATGCACCCGTCATGGTTTCGCCCACACGTTCTGCATCCGCTTCCATTTCCAAAGATGATTCTTTTACGGTTGCCTGTTTTTCTGCTTCTGCCTCTGCAACGGCTTTAACCGCGGCATACGCATCCTCTATATTCTTTTTGAATACGCTAATGCTCTCATACGCTTTCGCCGCAAGTTTTAACCCCTCATAAATGGCAATCAGCTCAACAATAGTCTTTGTGTACGCCACCACATCTTCTTTGTTTTCGCCAATCCATTTTGCTAAATTCTGCAAGGCGGGAATAACTTCATTTAATAATTCGTGCGCAATAGGCGCAAGTGCAACGCCAGCTACCAATTTTAAGCTGCCAAATTGCATGTTTACCTGCTGAATCTGTCTGCTAAGTTCATGCATTTGATTGGCATCCAGCCCAACGCCCTTGATGGATGTCGCGATTTTAGCGACTTCGTTATACTGCTTTAACGTACCAACTAACGCCATGCCTCGTATGCCTAGCGTATTAAGCACAAATTCCTGCCCAGCACCTGCTTTTTCGGCTTTTTCGTACCCCTCTGCCATAGCCTTTAATTGGTCGTTAAAAGGAAGTAACCGCCCTTCGGTATCCGTCAGCTTTACGCCAACTGCGTCTAATGTTGCTTTTGCTCTATCGCCGCTCTTCCCCGAGGACGCTAATGTGCTATCCAATCTGCCTAAAGCTCGTGCGGCGGTCATAGCGTCCGCGCCGGTGCTACTCAAAATCCTGTTGAAAGTCGCCGCTTCCCCAACGGTCATGCCAAATCTATTGGAAAGCTGGTATAAATTCTCGCCCGCTTGTGTTGCGCCCTGCACCATGGCGGTAATCCCGAACCCGCCTGCCGCCAGTGCAGATATCTTAGAGAATGTGCCAAAAAGACTAGAGATTTTCCCGTTTACGCCGCCTAGAGAGGATTCAAACGCGGATAAAGGGGAAACATCAAACGTTTTTTTGACTTTGCCCTCTAATTCGCTAAAGGCTTCATTGGCTTTTTTGGTATCAATCTCAATTTCGCCATGTAACTTTAAGTCATCAGCCATTTGTTATCTCCTCATACGTTAAACATTTCGCAGAATTGTTCTTTCTCTTCTTCGGGTAACGGTTTATCATCCGGGTGCAATCCATAATAGATGGTTTGATAGGTTTTATTCAAATCTTCGCTGTACGGTGTAAGCATCCATGCGGTAAAATACGCCATTCGCCTATCGTCCGACTGCATTTTTTTACTATATGCATCGCTGACAGACAGATATTCTCCCATGGTCATTTTTTCAAACTCCCATGGTCTTAATCCCAAATACCCATAGGCGAATGGTTCAGACAGTTCAACCCATTCCGTAAGAGATTCTATTTTTCTGCCTTCACTTTTGCCGCCCTTGGAAGAAAAAAATCTGATTTAAGCAATACCGCTTCTAAAACCTTTCCTGCCAGCATATCAATGGTATTGCCATCTTCGATGAATTTATCCATTAAGTCATAGACTGTATCGTCATCTCTTTTAATCCCCTGCAAGCCATATTTGAGAATAGTTTTCATGTTTTCCACGGTCATTGCTTCGGTAAACTTTCCCTCTGCCGGATTCAGCAAAGCAAGGAGCGACTTCCCCAGTTCCTTTTCCATCGGGACGAACGCACCAATGGTAAGAACAAATTTATAATCTTTCCCGCCAATCTTGAAAATAGTTTCTTGTCTCATTATTCTTCTCCTAAATAAAAATGGGAACCCAATTACAGGTTCCCATATTGTTACCCGACAGTAACAGAAATCGCAATGTCCACTTTGTTTGCAAATTTCGCGGTAAGCGTGGTTGCCTGCTTGATTTTAGATAAATATTCCTTCTTGACCGTCAATGTGTCGCCCACTAATTCATAATCCACATCGTACTCAAGAGAAATCCCGCTCGCATCTTTCAACGCACGGATTGCGATATCTGCCGTGTTAAATTTAACGGTAGCGTCTTTAGACGCACTAGCAGAAATAGTCGGCGAAGTTGCCGTCGGTGCTGGCGGTGTAACCATGTCAGAAAGTTCGCCGTTTCCTTCGATTGTCATCTTTACCGAAAGCGCGTTTTTGTGTGCGTTGTCATCCGAGAAAGCGGTAATCGTACCCCATCCTTGTCTATAAGAACCATTCGCATATTCAATGCGGAATAATGCGGGTTCATCATTGACGAAACGGTTATGGCAAATCTCAATTCCTTCATCGCCTAATACCCATAATCCGCTAAAGGAAATTGACCAGCTATGAAGCCCCGCCAGTTTTTTAGAGTAATTCCCGGTGGTCTTGTCCGTTGCATCAATAGAATCAGCCTTTTCGGAAATAGGGGAATTTTGCTGACCGCCGATTAAAACCCATTCATAAGGATTAGCTTGCGCCGCAACATAAATAATAACGTCCTTGCCCGCAACTGCTTGGGCGGTATTTTTATATTTCGGAAGTGCATCTAATTGTTCTTGCGTTAATGCCATTTAGTCCTCCTGTTGTATCTTAAATTTATAAACAATTATCCCATGATAACCCGTCATTCCTTCTTGGTATTCCTCACCATTTGCCGTGACGGTTGAAAGCTCGCTTTCAATCAGGCGATTGTGTTCCATCGGTAAATCGTAAGCGGAAATGAGATAAATTATATCATTCATAATCTCGCTCATTTCTTTCTTCCCTTGGGAATTAGAGAAAACATGAATGTATTGGGTAATAGAGTGTGTGAAAAATGTCTTATTTTCATCAATAGGAACGTCCTGCATCATTCCTAACCATATGTATGGTAATGTTATCTGCTCATCAGGAATCCTGTCATACACAGGGACTGACTGCCCTTTTGAGAGTAACTGATATAACGATTTTTGAAATTCATTAAGCGGTATCCGTATATTCATAAATTCTTCACCACTCTACTCATAAGTTCTTTTATACAGGCATCGTATGCAGGTCTTAGAAAAGGTCTTGCCCTCATTTTTCTTGTTCCGTTTTCCACATATCCCGCATAAGAAACATCAGAATACACTTCGCCTTTCGTCCCTTCCACCTTTGTTTTGATGGAATTTCTTAATTTGCCCGACCTGACAGGAGCAAGCTGTTTCGCCATTCTCTGTATATCTTCGCAGGTATCCTTTACTGCTTTTTCACAAGCAGAATCCAATCTCTTAGTGGTTTCTTCAACGGATTTTGAAAACACAGAATCGTCCAATATGATTTTAGCCACGGTTGACCTGCTTCTGCATTGAAAGCGTCAATACGTCGTACTTTGAACGGTCTATATAGAGTATTTCAAACATTTCACCCTTGTATTCAACTTGGCAAGATGTATCCAGTCCCTCTAATTCGTCATCTATAATAATTTGCTGAACCATACTTTCTTTCGAGCCTGTCTCGCCGCCAGTCATGCTCATCGACGGTTGATTTATTTTCGCTTTTAACGCGCCCAGTGTTTCTAGGGTACTCTTATACCCACCTTGACCATCGGGCTTCCGTATGGGCTTATAAACAACGATAGACTGCAAATCATAATGCACTGCCGTCCCCTCAAAGTGACTAATGATACCGCCGTCATACCTTTCCACTTTGGTGACTTTGTATTCTTCCCCTTGGTAGGTGATAATATCTTTTTTTACCGCCTGACTTGGCGGCTGATTGGATGGAAATATCTCATCGTTCGTATAGATACGAATAGCCCTGTCAGTCGTACCAACAGGGCTTATGCTCGTATCATTTGACGGTTGAACATCAGCAATGATGGTGACATCTTCGGTTGTTTTGTCCCTATACATTCTTTGTACAGTATAGGATTTCCTGAACCATGCCATGTATCACTACCCCATTCTTGTAAGCACAGGTATAATCACCCGACGTTTAAGCCGTTCAAACATAATACCGTATATCGTTTTTGCCAAAAAAGTATCGCTCGTAAGGGATGTACCATAGGAACGGGATAGCGCGCCCTCATGTTCTGACGTTACCTCTTTTGTAACGCCGCCGCTTGACGCGCCCTCGCTCATGGATAATCTTTTAAGCGTTAATAAGTGCGCGGTTAAATATATAAGTGCCAAATCGTATGCCTTGCCAAACTGTTTACGACTGACAAATACCGATGCGGTTTCAAATCCCATCTGCAATGTCCCCTCGTCCAGTCCGCTTAATTCAGGTGCAAGGTCAAGGAGTTTCTCGGTATCATACATTTTAACCCTCGCTAACTTTAATGGCGTTCAGAATATCCGCCTTATTTTTGCATCCATCAAGGTTAATGCCCTTGCGGTCTGCGTATTCTTTTAATTCTTTCACTGTCTTTTGTTCCACTTCTTCTGCTTCGATTTTAGCCGCCTCTTCACTGACAATTTGAATCCTGCCTGCCCGCTCTTCTTCTGCCAGTTTCGGATAAATCTTTCTCATTTCAGCAAAATCGCATTCGGTCGGTGTACTCGGTACGAGGAGTACACCCCCGGCAATGATAAGATGAGATGTTCTGTTAATAACTTTCATCAGCAACCACTAGCCTTTGCGAACGCGAGCGGCATTGTAATGGATACGCCAATGGCTTCTGACAGGCACGGCACTTTGTATTCAAGATTGTTCGGCTGAACAGGCATCTGTGTAAATCTGTTCGGGATTTCAAACTTGATGTATTCAGGAATGAAGTTGCCCGCAATCATCACGTCTTTGCCGTTATCTGCCTTTTCAAGCTCACCGATTTTCATCCAGCGAACGATTTCCGGGTGTACGCCCTGTAAAAATTCGAGGATAGTACGGTCTGAATCTTTCAGACGGGTGGTCGCAAGGTGGTTATACGCCTTTGGTGCAAGAAGTACCGTGTTCGCCTGTTCCACCTGTTTGGTCTGTTCCGGAATGGATTCGATGAAATCATTCATGTCTCGGATGACGTTTTCTTCGGTCTTTTTGGAAAGCTCGGTCGCATTGGACGTACCATCCGCCGGAAGTGAGAATGCGGTAATGTTATCGTTGTTTAAGAACCCGATAACGTTGTGCGCGGAATCGCCATGCCATGCAATGCGGTTTAACTTTGCGTCAATAGCGCGGCGTGCGGCGGATGCTCTCATGGCGTCAAGGTTCATGTTAGCGAACATTGCATTACGCAGTTCCTTATAGTTATAACCATAAGCGTCGCCGACGGTTACAACGCGAACCGCGTTTTCCTTAGCCACGAGGTCAACACGTTTCAGGTCGTCACCATAGTTAGAGATGACTTCTGCCATGCCGACGGAATCATAAATACGCTGTACGGCGGTTTCTGCGCCTGCTGGCACATCGGTCATTACAGGGAATACAGTGAAAGCATTAAGCGGTGCTTTCTTTACCTGTAACGCCTGCTTACGAACGTAAGTAAGCTGTCTAGTTAAGAATGCGGATTCATCCGCATCAAGGTTCGTATTCTTTAAAATACGTGCATCATCTAAATTGATGTTTTTCATTTATTATCCTTTCCTTTATTGACTATTGACGAACGCGAACTCTTACGATTTCGCCTTGTGATACAGAATCAAGGTAAGTAAACCCAGTCAGTGCCTTTACAGTATCCGAGGCTTCCTCGGTAGCCACGACATAATCAACATGGTCGCCGTTGGTCTTGATTGCCACGGTGTCGCCAGCTTTTACATCTGCGCCAGCTTCAACATAAACGTCGCCAAATGTAATAACTGGTACAGAATAGCCAGTCGGGTAATACGGGGTTTCAGGTTCTTTGTGAACATGTACCGCAATACCAATAGCCTTTGCGGAATCAGTATCAGCTTTAATCTGCTTTACCTGCTTCGCGGTATCAGTGCCTCTCATAACAAGAGTACCCGGCTCAACGCCGCCTTCGGATGCAAAAGAATCAATTACATGGGCGGTGGTATCTGCGAGTTGTCCTTTAAATGCGGGTGCATCTTCACCATACCAAGTGAACGGTTTAGCTTGTGCCATTATTTAACCTCCTTCAGGTATAATTCACTTTCGTCTTTTCTAAGACGTTTTTCGAGTTCTTCGACGGATAATTCATCAGAATCATCAGAATCTTTTCTGTCGTTCTGTTTACCAAACTGCTGACGCTGTGCGCTCATGCCGTCATCATGTTTCTTTGTTTCATCATCTTTGCAAAGGTCATAGCAGACGTTGATATAGTTATCGTCTTTTCCTTCAAGGTCAAATGAATCGCCGCGAACAGACTTAATGACTGCCACTTTAATATCATGTGCGTTCATTTCATCAGCTTTTTCAATATTATGGGATTTCGCAATGGAAAGCATTTCGATACGCTCTTTTACAGCAGAATCAAAATTAGCCTTAAATTCTGCGTCTTTCTTTTCTGCTTCTTCTTTTAATTTCATTACATCTGCTTCCGCGGAATCACATTTAGCCTGTAAGGTGGAAGAATCCTGTTTAGCCTTTTCGAGTTCAGCCTTTGCCGCTTCGCAATCTTTTTTAGCCTCATCAGCTTCGGCTTCTTTTTCCTTCTTTCCTGCTTTCAGCTTTTCGATTTCAGCTTTAAGAGAAGAAATTTCTTCATCGGTTGCCTTTTGCTTTTCTGCCATTTCCGCTTTGATGGTTTTTAAATCTTCATCAGCGTGTTTATCTTTAGCCGCCATTTCCGATTTCAGGTCTTGATTTTCCTGTGCTAATCTTTCAGCATATACCTTAACTTCCGGCGCGGTTTCATACTCTAAACCACTGTCAATACGAATTTTTACCATTTCGTCCTCCTTATTGGAATCTTCTATAACTTGGTCGCCATCCATGTTCAGCCTTGATACGCCAGCCCTTCCTCGGTGTACTATAGCTAAATGGTTATACCTAATGTTTCTCTGTACGGCATCATAATGTTCGCCGTCAGGTGTTACGCCCGATGTTTCATCAAGGTCAAGCGTGTACCCACAGGAAAGCTCTCTATCCTCGGTCGGCAAAGTGTATAAAATTACGTCTGCCACGATGTTGTTATCATCTTTTCTACCTTCGGATAAAACCGTCCCCACTGGATGAAGTGCGTCAATATTCTGCGAATTGACAACGCCTTTGTGTCCAATGGTAATTGGCTTTCCTTTAAGAGACATGAGACTTTGCTCATTAAACGCCTCTTCGGGTGGTCTATACTCGCGTCTCACGCTTCCGTCAAAGTTTTGATAGAGGAGTATCCCCGTTCTCCCAACAATCGGTGAATCTTCGATATACCCCTCACCTGTTCTTTGTGCTTGAAACGCATATGTATCGAATCGTTGTATTTTATTTCACCTCGCTCATAATTTCGGAGAGAATTTTTCTTGCCTCTTCTTTTGTGATAATCTCTGAACTTACAAGAGTATTCACGGCGTTAATCTTCGCCGCCTCGGTGTTGACTTTCGTCTGTTTCACAGATGCTTTTTCCGGCTCGCTCATTGTCCAAAGCGGATTAAATTCTATAGTGTATTTTTCAGGAAGATTTAACCCTTTTAATTGGTTCAGAATGGATATAAGCCGCGATAACTGCGGTTTCATGTTCCGTGTCTGAATCCGATTTACCATTTTGTAATACTGCTCAAAATCGCTTCTTCCGGTGGCGTTTAACCCAGCAGGGGAACGCCCAAACAGTATAGTGACTGGTATATTCGTTGCGGCGGCTAATGCCACTTCAAACTCTTCTGAAATTTGAGGTATGCCGCCCAATGCCAGTCCATATTGCTGATAATCATCAGCAGAATCAATGGCTATGGTATTTAAAAAGTGCCTAGCCATATCAATCGCCTGCAAGCGTTTTTGTATGATTTCTTCGCCGCCATCACTGGAAAGAATATCCGCCAACCCATTAAGTTTAAGCATGGATTGTGAAAGGCGGGAAAGTGCCGCAAGGGAAAGGTTCATTGAGGTTTCATACTGTATAAGGCGGCGTTGAATTACATCAAACACGGTTCCACCCCATCCATCTCTGTATCGGCGTTCTTCTTTTGAAATTCTTCCGCCTCGGAAGAGGAGCAGCCTGCTTTCATGTACGTTTATAGAGTTCCCATATTCATTTATAAGAGTGTACATGTACGGTCTGCCGTACTTCGGGTCGTTCGGGTCAGAATAATAACTCCCCATTATTGAAATGTCTTGCTTCGAGTAAACGTCTAGGCGTTCTACCTTGTCTGCTGATTTAAGGTCTAATGGTTCATCGAACCGCCGCCCATCGTTAATCATCATAAGGATAGCCGAACCGCCCATCGCTCTTTCCCATGACAGTGCTTCACTAAATTTATTGTCCCATTTTATATCTTCAAGCTCTGACATAACGGCTTTAGATTGTTCTATCTCATCTGAACCGTTTATGAGTTTAAAGCCTTCCGATACCGCATCGTCTGCCGGAATCTCTACGATTTTTCTTGCAATCCCGTTATATGTATAAAGGTTGTCGATTTCTTTATCATAAAGCGGTATTTCACTATCCACACTGTATGACGCGAACGGGTCACGAGATTTTACGCCCTGTCCAGTAAAGGCGTTCACAAAGCCGTCACTTCGTAAAGTTTTCTTTTTCTTTCCCATATCGTGCCTTTCGTAAATTTCTTATCATCACTATAGCATACGTTAATCTATAAATTACTACAGATATTCATGTTTTTATTTTTTCCTGTATTTCTATCGGCAATTCTTTTACGCGGCTTTTAATTTCATCCATCGCACGCCTGTGAATGTTGTACACTTGAGAAATCGACCAATGAGTGTTTTCTGCCACATCTTCCCATTGATGCCCTAAAATATACCGCTCATGCATAACGGTTTTGTCGTCGCTTCTTTCGAGCGTGGATATAAGTCCCAACGCATACCGCTGTAACGTCATAATCAGGTTGATTTGTGAAACTATATCTCTTTCCCGCCTCGAAAGTTTTTCTTCTATCCTGCATAGAAGGTCTTTCATTTCGTCCTCTTCAAAACTTCCTTTAATCGTACGAATTTCTTTGATATTGCTCTTATTTACGGACTTTTCTGCTTTCATGGCTTTTAAGAGATTGTTTTCATACATGGTGTACTTAAAGAAATCTTCGACTGTCACTTGGTCAACCCTCCCCATGTGGAATAATTGGAAACAATGCGGAAACCATCAGACGATGAATCAACATAGTCATCATGTAATAAATCAGGAAACCCGTCCATTTCATCTAAATACGGCTTATTCCATTCCCCTTCAAGCATATAAATATTCCCGTTCTGCCATTGCGCCGCCATAGGTTCAGCACGAGTTATTTTATTTCCTGTTACCGGATTAGATATGAACGAATATCCTGTTAAAATCTTGGCATAGCTCCTAGACTGGTCTTTCCCTGCCTGTCCGGGGTCTTGCGGAATGAATATCTTGCTTGTCCCATACATGGTTTTATCCTGCCTAGCAGTTGATACGATTAAATCCCGTACATTTGCCGCATTTTTAGCCGCGCGAATGCCGTCAAGGATGATATACTGTCCGTTTCTCATACGTCCCCATAACGTCCCGCAAGTTCTGTCAGGGTCTTTGTTAGATGTTGTGATTTCAGTCGCCGCCAAATCCCATGCACGAACAGACGTAAGCAGTTTATCAGGGATAGTCTTGACAATTCGTATTCCATTTCTCGGGAAATATAATCCAGCCGCGGGTTTAATCTTCCAGTTCCCATTTAGAAGTCTTTCCCGCTCGACAAGCGATAATGCGTTTAGAGATGCTAAATAGCTCGGGTCAGCCGCTAATAACGCTTTATTGTCATGAATGGATGACGCGATAAAAGTAACGGATTTGCATAAACTTATATCGACGCCGCTTTTTTCAGCACATTCTTCGGCGGTATCGCCCCAAATCACCGTATCATCCACACGGGTAAAATATCGTTTTACACCGCTCCTCTTTTTAATCGGGTATCCTGTTTCAGGGTCTATCCACCATGCTATAAATTTAGCCACCCATGATTCTGCATCAGGGTTACATGTCGCTCTGACATATGGCTTGACGCCGCATGTTGAACGGTTACGGGATAGCATATAAAAGAATTGCTTTTCGCTAAAATGTGTTAATTCATCGAACCCGATAAAGCAAATTTGTGAACCTTGCCATTTGTAAACATCGTCATCTCTTGCGAGGTAATCAAAGTTGATAACCGCTTTTCCACCAAACGTCCAGTGCGCCTTTGGTGACATGGTAGCCACCGCATTAGGAAGCAGTCGGTACATTTTAGAGGATTCATCCCATAGACCGCCCGCCGCCATTATCTGCGTATAATTCTGTCGGAAAACGACCGCCTTATACCCTTCCACGTCCATATATCGGAGCGGCTCAAGTAACAGTGCAAACGATTTTCCCCCGCCAGCGGAACCGCCAAATATGCATATATCCGCACTTGTCGCTAGGAAACGCTCTTGCGGTCCCTCCTGCGGTTTAAGTATGATTGGATTCAATTCTCACCTCAAATAAAAAAGACAGGCATGGTGTCTGTCTTTTACTGGCTTTCTATTATTGCTGGATTTCCTTTGTATTAAACTTTGACATTTTGGCAGTAAACTTAATATTAGCAGGTTTTATATACTCTTTCCCGTTAATCTTATACGAACGTTCCTTTACAATTTTAGTGTTGAACGCCGCAAATTTTGGAATTGTTACTTTGTCACCGTTTCTTAAATGTTCTTTGATTTTTTCAATAAAAAGATTGACGACCTTTTCTGTTTCAGCCTTGACCATCCCATTTTCTTTAGCGATTTCATCGACTAATGTTTGTTTTGAAAAATGTTCATTCATGATGTTTTCTCCTATTCTTTGTTCGGCATATATAAAATAACTTGTGGCTTGGTGCCTTCTTCGCTTTCGCTTTCAGCTAATTGCTTTTCAGCAAGTTTCTCTTTCAATTTAAGCTCTGCCTTCTTTAATTTCAGCTCTGTCCGTCTTAATTCCATAAAGTCAGGGTTAGATTCCTGTCTTATTTTCAGATAGATTTCCGCCCACTTGGGGTTTCCTTTGGAAATTTGATTAAAACATTGCAAAATCAGCAACATGTCTTGAATGGCGTCCTTGGGGTCAATTCCGCTTTCTCTCAACATTTGTATGATTCTTTGATTCTTAATTTTGCTTCTTCCGTATTCTTCGGCAAGCGTTCTTAGCGTTTTCCTTTTTTCATCAATCTCCCATCGCCTATTTCCGCCCCTCATCCCTAAAGCTCTTCGCTCATCAGGTGTATAGTCCGAAAAAGTCTTTCCCATTGATACGCTCCTTACTTAAAACTTACAGGCTGGCAGTCGTATCCTTGGGTTTTCATCTTGCTTAAAATAACTTCTTGCTCATCTTTATCCTTGCAGGATATGACAACCTTGTATTGAGTTGGTAAATCATCGCTTTCGTCCTTATCTTTCAGTTCGTCAGCTAAATCATCCTCTGATTCTTCAAAGTCCATTTCAGGAAATCCGAAACGCCCCATATCAAATTCATCAGCTAAATCGTTCATTTCGTCTTTCAATAAATCCATGTCCCACCCGCTTAGCTGTGCGGTCATGTTATCAGCTAGACGAAACGCCTTCGCTTGCTCGGGCGTTAAATCATCAGCAATAACAACTGGCACCTTCTCTATTCCTAAAGACCGCGCCGCTTTTAATCTTGTGTGTCCATTGATGATTACATTGTTCTTATCAACAACGATAGGTACTTTAAACCCAAATTCGTTAATGGATTCAGCGACTGAATATACCGCATTTTCGTTGATTCGCGGGTTCTTATCATACGGTATTAAGTCATCAATCGGCATCATCTTAACATTGAGATTTTCTGCTTTCATGCTTCCACATGCTTGTCCTTCGTTACAACAATTTCAAATGTCTGTGCATCTTCTCTATGATTCACCATCTTATTCCATTTCTCGACGGCATCTTCTTTTGAAAAACCCACCGGACCGTAGCACTTGCAGTCCTCACACGCAGCACTCGGGAAAATAACGCCGTTTACTCGTACATTGTGACTTCCGCAAAAAGGGCAACTTTTCAGTGTCTTTTCAATCGTTTCAAGTTCCATCTGTTACCTTTCGTAAATTATCCAAACATTGACGGGCAAATACAACGTTCCCCGTCCCCGCCGCTATGCATCTAATCGCTTTTGGCAAGATTTCATCAGCAGACTTATGTTCATTGCAATCTTTCACAATTTCTTCCATTAGATTTTCTGCAAGTTTGGTGTATGCTTGTTCTCTAGCCCAGCAGGAAAGAACAAATTCATATGCTTCTTGATTGGTCATGGGTCAGTGTGTGCCTTTTCTTTTGAATCGCATTTACAGAACGTTTCAGCAATTTTGCTATTTCTCTATCCGTGTAACCTCTGTCTAATATGATTTTCTCTTCATCTTCTGTGTATCGGCTATACTTCGTTCCGTTACCATAAAATCTAGTCGTTTCCCTGTATCGGGATACACTTCTCTTCTTGTACGCATTGAATTTTTCCATGTCGCGATAATACTTTTTGCACTTCATCTTGGTTAAACCTCTTCGGCTTTTCTTCGTACACATTCACCAGTTCTTGGCAATACGCCAGTGCTTTTTTGGCATCGCTTTCTTCTTGCCCTTTATCATTCATCCGCATGATGTATTTCAATACATTCCCTCGATAAAACCCCTTACGTTCTTCAAAAGAGAAACATTGTTTGATTACGTCAAACGGCTGTATCGGGTGCTTTTTGTATTCGTAACCAACGTCGTTCATTAGTCTGTACTCCCTATACCGCCAGTGCGTTCATTGGTAATTTCTTTTTCATCATCTACAGTCAGATATTTCTGAAAAATGCATTGTGCCACTCTTTGCTTCGGCTCTAAAATCACTGTTTGTTCGCCAAAGTTATGCAGTGCGATAATGATATTTCCGCCATTGTCTTTGTTTCCGAAATAATCGCTATCAATAATTCCAGTCCCGTTAGGAAGCATAAGGCTTTTCTTGATTCCGATTGATGAACGGACGTAAATTGCTAAAAATTCATCATCGTTCATTTGTGCGGCAATACCGCTTTCAAACTTCACGGTCTCATGCGGATGAATAATGATTTCCTTCCCGTCAGGTACGCATAAATCATATGCCGCACTATTTTTTGTATTTCTCGTCGGGATAATCGCATTGTCTGATAATTTCTTGAAGCGTCTCATTCGTCCTCCTCGATATCTATCTCTATTCGTGGCTTTTCACAATCTTTAATTCTTTCCGGCTTGACGTGAACATATTTAGGATTATCATCGGCAATCACGCCAACTGCCGTAAACGCATCCATAATAAATTTAAGACCAGCAAAAATGTTGTCATCATCACGGCGATACTTCTTGTTAAACGGTTCATAAAAACGAACGTTTACAAGAGCGTGATTCTTCACTTTCCTGCCGCAAGACTGCCGACGAAACACTAATTCTAAAGGTCGTTGCGCCGTCTTTTTCAGCGAAGCACTAGAGTATCTATTCCTCCGCGCCTCGTTAATCAGCTCATTCAGCCCCGGCAAACGTCCGTCAACCTTAAAAACCAATTTCATGTAATCCCTCGTATTAAACGAAACTTGAAATTTTAGCCATTATAGCCATTCCTGTTGCTTAATGGTAAAGTTATACTTAATTTGCCTTGCAAACGAAAATAGACCCATTTTAAGCAGTCCTAGACCCCTTTATGATTTTAAGCGGCTTCGCAATCAGCGTGACAACAAGTTCATTGGAAATCGTTTTATTCCCATCTGCTCCAACGAACGGCGTTACCGCCCAGTATCCACTGACTTCCCAAAGCTCGCCTTTTTTGACGTTTTCTGCGATTGCTTTAGCAAAATCGCCGAAAGCAATGCACGTAATTGTGTTCTTGAGTTTTTCTGTATTGCCATCCGCAGAAATTCTCGTGTGTGTGCAAGTCAGTTTAAATTTTACTTTCTTGCCGCCTTTTAAAGACGGTGTATCGAATACTGTGCCTAAGAGATTTACTGTGTTCATGTTTACCTTCCAGTTTAAGTTTATCATCGCCGCTGTTATTTCCGCGGCTTATAAAGTTTTACTTAACTCCAATTATACAGCTATTCAACTTTTTACGCAACCTTCTATTTTCTCCCAATACGTCAACAACGTGGGGCATCATCATTTCATACAACCTGCTTCCGATTGCTTCATCTAAATCCAGTATTTTCCTGAATTTAAATTCGCTTGAGATAATGGTTATACGTCTTTTAATGTATCGAGCGTTGATAATGTCGAACATGATTTGTAAATCCTGCTGTGATAGTTTCCCGTTCGTTTCTGCGCCTTTGAATAAATCGTCGATATAAAGGCACGGTGCTTCTTTAGCCTGCCTAATCAAAAGGTCATAAGTCTTGGCATCTGAATACATCGCATTTTTGATTTCCTGTATTCTTTCCCTGTACTGCCAGTAATAATGCTCTTTGTTCAAGGCTTGACAGATTGCAATACAAATATGCGTTTTCCCGCCACCCGACTTCCCGAAAAATCCAATGCCTAAAGAATCTTTTTTCTGCAAGAAGTCGATGGCTTCTTTTTTCATCTGTTTTGCCATCGGCGTATCCGCGATGAAAGTATCAAGTTTGTATTTCTCGTAATTCGCAACCGATATGCCGCTCTTTTTCAGCCACTTAGCACTTAATCGTCTTGCTTTGCAATCAGGGCAATCCATCGCCTTGGTAATTCCATCCTCGATAATAAAGATAGTCCCTGTGTCTTGGCAACGAAAGCACTTGTATTTCTTCTCTTCCACTGGTTTAAGGTTATCCCCTATCGCTTTTCTCATTTCATCAAGTATTTTTTGTACATCCTGCATCACAAGTAACCTGCTTTCTCTAATTCTGCTATCTGTCTATGTAAAGTTTCTTTAGATTCCCTTTCATCCTCATCCGCATATCGTGAATTATAATCGTTTTTCCATTTGCTGTTATTCCTCATCCAGTTTCTCATGGCGGCTTTCCAATCCTTCATCGGTGATTTGCCGCAATGCCATCCGTTCGCTTCATAGTAGTCATAAAAACGTTCGGCATCAAAGTTATAGTATCCCTTTTCGTCGGCATAGGTTTTTATCTCATCAATAAATGGTTTGACAAAATTCTTTCTCTTTGGCTTAGTGTCTATCAGACATTCACTGCTTGGAATTTCCGTTCCGCCTTTTTTCTTATACAATTCTTTTTTAGTATATTTCTTTATCATTCTTTCTTTATCACTATAGGAGCGGCGACTGCTTTCTGCGCAGGGCGGAAACGGCGTTCCGCACCTTGCGGAATTTATTTTCATCGAATCGGCATCGTTTTCTGAATCTGCATCCTCTGAAACGGTATCAAAATAGTCCTCATCGGGAAGATTTTCATCAACTGTTTTAGTGCTTAACGAAACCATTTTCTCAATATTCCCTATGTAGATTTTAGCAGGTTTACCTAAATACTGGTTTTCCATCCGAATTAAGCCGATTGATTTCAGACTATCCATCCAATTTCTTACGGTTCTTTCAGACACATCGAATGTACTGGCTATCTCCTTTTGTGGAACAACAATGAAATACCCATTCTCATCTAGGAATCTTTCATTTTTAATGGAAATTTGAAGTCTATTCCTAAGCCAGCAATACAAGATTTTTGCATCCGATGTAATACTTCCGAATAAATCTTTGCGAGTGATAAAGGCTGTTGGGAATTGCCAGTAAGAATGTAACGCGCCGAAATCATACGGCGAATAATTGGCACACTTCGCAAAATCGGTTATCTTGAATCGCTTATTCATTAAGTCGCTCCTTTGATTATTTCATCTAAATCCGCAACATATATTTTGGAAACGTTAAAAAAACCATGCCGCTCTCGGCGAACCAATCCATATTCCATTAGCTTTTTCACCCAAACTCTAATAGTATTACCAGCCACTTGAAAAAAATCTGCCATTTCTTCGCGGGAAATAGTTACATACATCCCATTTTCATCTTTTAGACCACATTCGCCTAATTTATGGTGCAAATAGCAGTAAAAAATTTTTTCAGAATATGTCAAGTCCCCGAATAAATTGGCTTTTGTAATAAACTCGACTGGAAATAGAAACGGATGTTTGAATCGTTTGTATTCTTGAATGCTATTAAATTTATCCATTCTTTTCTCCTGTGAAAACAATTCTATACAGGTTCGGGCTGTTCCTGTCCCTCTCAACGCGGATAATTTCACGCTTTTTCATGGCATAAATAGCATTTCTAACCATTTTATTTGAAATTCCGCTATCCTCGGCAATGTCTTTCACTCGGTAGATAACATAAGGCTCATTTGATTCTGTTTTCAGCCTGTCTTTCTTCCTCTTATCCGTCAAGAACTGATAAACGGCTTTCATGTGAATGGTTAAATCCTTGTATTCCTTACCGTGCCAAACATCATATGCGCTAATCATTGTTATCCCCCTTTCGATTTTCAATTCTGAATTTGCAATAATTGTACAATGTTGCCATTGTGAAATTTCTGTGTGCATCGTCAACTTTCATGATGATGAAAAATTCATCAAGGGCATTAAGCAATGCTCTTTCATCCTCGCAATCGTTAATGCAGTTTTTGAGATTTTCTAAATCCATAATCTGCTCATCAATCTTGTCTAAAACTCTCTGCTTAAAGTGTTCCATGATATTCCCTCTCTAGCGTGTCTAATTTAAGTTTACAGGCGTTTGTGTGTTTGTTAAGTATAACTTTATACCCACGGCGTGCAAACGCCTTATAAACGATTTTAAGCAATTTCTTTTGCCAGCCTGTCAAAATAGGTTTCTAAATAATTGACAATGAAATCAAAGCCGTCAGCCGCATTAAGCTCGAATCTAATCATAGAATGATTGTTTTCATCCTTGACCAGCACGCCGCCGCAAGTGAAATTCAAATTAAGAACCCATCTATCTTCAACGCGAATCATGGCGTCAAAAACGGAAATTGATGGTTCTTCCCCCAAAAACGGCATTACAGTCAATTCGACGTCAACCATATAACCCTTATTTTCCAATCTTTCTTTCAAAAACTGCATGAAAGCCATCTTGTCATTATCATTTGTTGTAATAGTCATTTCTCTTTTCCTTCCTTGAACTGTTTCTTCATCGGATGACTATACAATACCACCATATTAGCTATGTGTCAACACCTTTTTAACTATAAACTTTCTTTTTTGCGCACTAAAAAACGGCGAATTTATCGCCGCTTTTGTGTTACATGTAATAATGCATGCGTTTTCCTTTATCATCTAAAAGATACGCCCATACACCACCTATAAACTCCTGATGTTTAACAGTCTCTATCAGCTTTTTCTCACGTAGTTTCTTCATTGCCAGCTTGATAGACGTACTCGTGACATGGAACAACTCTGCCATGTCATCAGATACTAGGATGATATAACTATATCCATCGTCATCCATCAGAACACGACCGCCGTAAAATTCGTCACAAATATACATGTAAAGCCAAAAAGGAGTGTTTGCCATCTCATAGGCGTTTCTCATGGCTTTTCGTGGTACAAGCATAAATTTATCTGACAGCCAGTTATCATACTCTATTAAAGCATTCGTTACTTCATGCATTTTTCACCTTTTTTCAGGAAATTTTCACATTTTCGTGAAATTTTCACTTTTTCGGGAAAGTTAGGCTTTTAGATTTGATATCCGCTTTTACAGTTTCCACTAAATTAACAACAAGCGGAAGGAGCGCTTCTCTTTTTCCTTGTGTGTTTGCGGAATTGTCTAAAATCTCTTTCCCTTCCTTTACATCAATGATTCTTAAATCAGCGATTGCATTATATTTAATGGAGGTATGGAACATCCCTCCCGGTGCGTAAGCGTCACCCAAGACTTTTACAAGAACCACATAATCAGCATCAACTTTCTTACCAAGTTCAATGGCATCATTTAGCCCCAATCCACGTACTGCATTGATGTGATTATCAGTCACATAATTGATTGCCGCCCTGCGTCCCTGCTCATAATCAATCATGTCCGTTCCCATGGTTAAGCAAAGACTTTTCAGCGCATTATCTCTTTTTTCACGTTCTGAATTACCTCTAACAACTTCGCAATTCATGTTTAGAATGGCAAGTGTTTTTGGCGTTTCTGCGTCAGCATATCCAAAGCCGAATAAGCAAATCAGAATGAATAATAAAATCTTTTTCATGGCTATACCCCCTATATAGAAATACTGGCTATATTCACATTATACTACCTGACGGATTCTATTTCTATCTAACCATTTTAATTTTACAACATCATTTACAAATCGGAAAAGGTTGTCTTTAGTTACCCTGTCTTTTCTGTCAGAATAAATAAAATGCGGCGGCTTTTTTATTATTGAATACCTGAATTTTCGCCTATCTTCTTCCGATTCATCAGCTTCAAACATGTAATCACTATTTTCCCAAGGTATCGTTATTTTAACCGTCCATCGCTTTTTACCCATATGCTTCTCGCAGGATGCACGATGATACCAAAAGCCCAACCCATTTATTCTAACAAGTTTCAAGTATTTCAAATCATCTTTCATAGTGAGCATAATTCTTTTAATCCTTCTGTCATCTTCTTTATTGTCATATTTTTCCCTAAATTTTCCCCATAATATTTTTTAGTACACTCGAAAGAGCAAAAATATAGACCTGCCGAATGCATCCCATCAACATCCGTATGAATTGAATACGGCTTAAACATTTTCCCGCACACCGCACATTTACGCGGCGGATAGTTTGCATCTTCCTCAACAGCGTTAATGTCTACATATCCAGTACGCGCGCACTTATGAGAACAATATTTCTGATTTTGCCGTACAGGGCTAAATTCTTTCCCGCACACTAAGCATTTTCTAGGAGGAATAACGACTTTCCTTTTTGCGTTGTAATCTTGCATATAACATTCATGAGAGCAAAATTTTTGGTTATGCCTAACTGGAATAAATTCTCGCTTGCAAAATTCACAAATCCTTTTTTCCATGTTCTTCCTCATACTTTTTATAAAACGCCTGACAACAAGCAAAGGAGCAAAAGTTTTTCCCGGCAGGATGTATCCCTTGCTTGTCCGTATGTATTTCGTAAGGCTTGAATAATTTCCCACACGTCAGGCAGTTCCTTTTTTCATCTATGCTTTTATCCTTATTAAAACTATTTGCAAAATCAAGCATGGCTTTGAATTTACATGCATATTTACGGGATTTCCTTACCCCGTTTTCTTTAAGACAAGCGGCACTGCATGTGATTTGTCCCGGATTGTTTGTCTTAAACTTTTTTCCACAAATTATGCACTTTTTTTCCATCATTACAGTCCGTTTTTCACTAAAAATTTAGGGCTAATCGCTTTAACGGAGAATCTGCCGTCCACAAAATATCCATCAGAATCTTGTACGTTAATTCGTTTGATTGGACGAATTACAATGCCTTCTCTCTCTGTGTTGTACAGTTTAGATTTTCCGACACTCATTCCCGTCAGTTTATCTATATCATCAATGAGTTCAAAGTTATCATCCAAAAGCGGAACGAGGTCGAATCCTGCATTCTTTAATTTATCGCGAGCAGATAATTCATTTTGCGGAAATTGGTTTTCCTCACGAAGATTGTAAATAAAAATGTTTTTCTTTGGCAGCTTGTATTTGTCTCCCTGAATACCTGCACCGATGATTTCGCCCTGTACTACTGTGCCAATAGGAAAATTTAATAATTTTTCTTTAAATCCTCTTTCTTCGGCAGTCTTGTACATGAAATTTGCATGGTCAGTGATTTCAAGGTTACGACTGCATACATGAAGTTCTTTTTCATCATCTAAGAAGGCGGTGAGTGATGAGCCGTCGAGCTTCTCGGTAATGACGCACTTTGTACCTTTATACCTAGTTAAATATTCCTGCAATACTGCAATTCTAGTTTCATCGCTTTTCGGAATCCACGATGGGAAACGTGCGCCAGTCCCGCCTTGACGATTGTAGTCATCAGGTTCCCATTTTTTAGCACCAAGCACTTGCGATACGTCATCGTTCAGCTTGTATGTCCCATCAGGAAGCACGCTTAACGGAAAAGCAATCCCCTGTGAGTAAATCCCTCTTAATTTTTTAGTCTTGATAGGTTTACCCTCAAGGAAAGCAAAATCAGGGTTATCTGCTGGAAGAATCGTATCAATTTCGCAATATACGACACTATCCCCCACTTTAAACTCACCCTTTTTCGCGACACAATGCCATCCCATAACTTTAATTTCCTCGATTTTGTCAGCATTGGGGATTGATGCAACTTCTAACACTCTTTGAACGCTCGCTAATTTTCTCATTTTGCATACCTCTTATAAATATCTCTAATTTCTTTATCGTGAATCTTGCTAAAGATGGTGCATTTCTCGCTTGACAGGTAGTCTTTCAATGTTTCAGCCCATCTCTTTTCTTTTGAACCATGACAATACACATCATGGCAACGGGCGCAGACGTCCACAAGGTTATCTATTGTGTCTGAACCGTATGCAGAACGGAAACGGCAGTGATGATGATGAATGTTCCATGCGCTACCGCAGATGACGCACTTGTTTCCGTCACGTTCATCCACCAGCTTACAAATTTCTTTATATCCGTTCGGTTTCAATCTCAAACGGTTTTCCCTCGGAAACGCTAAACCTTCATCTTTCATGTCTCATTTTCCTTTCCTGTTCGCATGCGTATTTAAGCAGTCCAACATAGTATGCGATAACCGCTTTACTTTCTTTGTCTGTTTCATCGCACTGAAAATTCATTTCTTTATACATTCGGTCAATGAGAGACTGCATGCTTTCAAGAAAATTACAAAATGTTTTATCGCTTTTCATTATTAAGACCTTTCATCATCTCGGCATATTCTTTCGGTGTCAATGTCGGTATACCTAGCTCTTCTGCATCCGCTATTATCTTGTCGATAAAAAACGTCATTTCTTTGCTGTCATAATAGTGCGTTCCAAAATAGCAAATTAGGTTATACATGTTTCCTTCGACTTTCAAGATGTCGCATATATTTCCTAACGCCATTGCTTCCCATCGCTTTTTGTAAGCGGCATAAGCGTCTTTGAACACCCATACGGACGCATCAAACCGCCCGACCTCACGGATATATCTTAGATATAAAAATTCTTTGCTATGTCCGCCGCCCATGAGACGTGCCATCTTATCCAACAATACCCACATATAAGCGTTCGCGGAAAGCGACCGTTTCTTTCTGTATACCTTGATTTCGACGGATAATGGTTTATCCGCACTTGGCATATTCTCAAGTGCGGATTTATCCACATCCATTGTCAACCTAGCCGTTTTCATGTCTAATATTTCGGCATTTAACTGCTTTATGACTGTTTTCATTTGCTCTCTTTATACCAGTTCACCGCACCAGCCGGATTATTGATAACTCTTAAAAGTTCTTCGTTGGGCATGTCTTTCACGTCCATCACTCTGCCGCCGCTATAGCATTTCACAAAATCGTTCGGGTCAATGTTTGCGTTGCGGAAAATTTCGACAAACTGCATGAGATAGTCATTTCTAACATCGGACGGTGTTGCTTTATTTTTTCCTTCGTCATCTGCAATAGCAGACGGACGTTCTGCATATTTTGTATCGTTTAACTGCTCGTATACATCAGCGGCGACGCCGATATACTTTAATGCATTTCCCAATGCGTCGGTTAGACACATTTTGTAAGCCTCATCGTTTGCGTACAAGCCATTTCTTTCTTTTTTGACGATAAAGTCCCCACCCATGCCGTATACAGGGTCAGACCAGTTTTCACCGTTTTTGATAAAAACAGCAACAGTCATAAACAGCATGACTTCACCCGTGTTAATGGGTACTGTATCCATCTTGGTGACTTCAAATTTCCATCCGATTCCACACATGCCGTAAATTTCAGTCATGAGTGAGATTTTCCACTGCGGGTTAATGTCAGATTTCCCTTTGAGACGCCCAGCCCCGATAGGCTTTAATACTCTGTATGGTACATGACTAGCGGCGGCATATCTTTCATCAATTTTCTTCTTTTCCATTTTGTCTTTTCCTTTCATCTGATAACTAAACTATCGTCATTTCGTGCAAGTACACATCCCTTGACTATTTCACCAGCTTTAAGTGCTTGCTTAATTCGTGTAATATCGGGCGAAAACTTGCTTTCTTTCCCATATTCACGCGGGATTTCATCTTCATTTAAGATTTCCACTTTTAAAGGGGACTTCCGCCATGCGACGACCGCTTGCCCATCCTCAAACGTTTCCCCGTATCCGTATTTTTTAATAATGTATTCAAACTGTTCTCTTTTTGATTTAGCAGATTTGGCACGCTTATCAAAAGATTCCGATTCGGCTTTTAAGGCGTTCTCTTTAGCTTTGAGATTCTTAATCTCTTTAGCAAGCGACAACATGATATTGCTTTTTTTGAGATTGAGCTTTTCAAACTCATCCGTGAGCAATTCGCCTGTTTCGCTATTCACCAATTCAATCTGCGGATTCTCGTCATCGCCCATGTTGACTTCAACCGCTTTTTCAGCAATAGCGGTTATTTTTTCATTGGTATCATAGAGTAATCCCATATCGTTCCCCTTTCCATAAGGTTTAACTTAACCTCATGATTATAAGTCTAGCATTGGCATTGTTTTATGTCAAGTACAGATTTAACTTAATTTTCAAAGTCAAAATAATGCTTTCTTTCAACGCGAATAACCAATTCTTGCCCCGGACGAATGTTGCAATCCATGCCAATTCCGTTATCTCTGATAACATTATCAACCAATTCTTGCAAGTTATCTTCATCCGTCGCGACCTTAGCGCAGATTCCCCACACTGTATCGCCATCACCCACGATTTCGCGGTATTCGATGCTTTCCGTTGACGGATTATAAGCGCATGCAACAGCAGATACCGCCGCCCCAGCCATGATAAATGCTAATTCTTTAATCATCTTTTCATTTCCCCCAGCCTATCAAGGTAACTTGTCTTTTTCTCGATACTTACGTATTCGGCTAACTTTTTATCTGCGCCGCTCATTTCGATAAACCACGCCGTGCCGCGCTTTAAAGCGGGCAGTTCTTTGTCTTTAGCCATCGCTCGCAACGTCGTTACTGGCAAGCCGATATATTTTGAATAATCAGCAATTTTCATGAATTTCATAATTCAATATCCTCGATTTTGCATTCGTAAACCTCGCACAGTCGGAGTAAATTTTTTACCGACATGTTTCTTGGTTTCTTCTCCCACTTGCAGATTTGTTGCGGCTTAACGCCGATTTTTTCACCCGCTTCCGTTTGTGTCATTCCGCGCTGGATTCTCATAGCCTTTAACTTAATTTTCAACTTTCATTACTTCCTTCCTGTAATCTCTGAATACAATTATATATCAAGTTAAACTTAATATCAAGGGCAATTTTGAATTATTACTTTATGAGATTGCTTACTTGGTACAAAAGTTTAATGTTTAAGTTGATTTTATAGGTAAGATAAAATATAATATGAAAAGAGGTGATAAAAATGGCAATCAAGAGAGGAACAGAATCCCCCGAGCTTATGAAACAGTTTGTTCAAAATCTTCGTTCAGTGTTAGCAGTACGAGAATTAAGCAATAATGCGTTTGCTAAACTCATGAGTGTTTCGCCCACTACTGTATCTTATTGGCTTAACGGGAAAAACTTTCCTGAAATGAACCGTATAAATCAAATGTCAGAAGTTTTAAACTGCTCTATATCCGAGCTTCTTCCAACAGATGACGCGCCCAAAATGGTGAAAATTCCTGTGCTTGGAAGTGTCATTGCTGGCATCCCGATTTCTGCAATTACTGATATTTTAGGATACGAGGAAATTCCTGAACACTTAGCAAGAACAGGCACTTTTTTCGGGCTTCGCGTAAAGGGAAATTCAATGGAACCTGAAATGCGTGAAGATGATATTTTAATTGTCAAGAAAGAAAGCACAATCGAAAACGGAGCTATCGGCGTTGTCTTGTTCGATGGTGAGGACGCAACTGTAAAAAAGGTCATGAAATCAAAAGAAGGAATTACGCTGGTTGGTTATAATGTCACTGTATACCCGCCGCACTTCTACTCCCACAATGACATTATGGAAAAGCGTATTCAGATTATTGGTCACGTCATTCAGATTAGGCGTAACCTATTATGAGTTCCATTTACTTTGAAAAGGAACGGGGTAAATACCGTGCGGCGTTCATTACTCCTGCGGGGAAGCGCGTGACGAAACGATTCAAGACAAAAGAAGAGGCAGAGGACTGGGTATCTGTGAGCCGAATGCAGGTAAGGAATGGTAGTTTCATTGAGCCTAATAACATCCCTATTGGCGAATGGATATTAAAATACTTAGAACTATACAAAAAGAATGTCAAACCATCCACGTTTACCGATTACCTCATTGTCGCGAAAATACTTGAACCATTGTCTAAACTTCCATTAAATGCAGATAACACCATGCTTTTTCAGGAATATTTCAATAACCTAGCTCTCCGATATTCTCAAAATACCATATTGAAAATAAAAAATTTTTTGTCTGAATCAATGAATCGTGCTGTGTTTTTGGGATTAGCGAACAAAAACTGTGTGAAGGGTGTTGTTCTTGCGCCCATTGTAAAAACTCCTGTTGAATCTTTTACGAAAGAGGAAATACAAAAGATTATTCAGGCATCCAAAAAAGAGAAGCTGTATCCGCTTATCATGCTTGCAATCTTCACTGGTATGCGGATAGGTGAAATTTGCGCCCTAAAATGGATTGATTACGACGGAAAGTATATTCATGTAAGACGTACAATATCCGGGCAAAAGTTGGGTTCAACAACGAAAACGCAGTCCTCCACTCGGGATGTAATACTGCCGGACAACATAATAGCTATACTTAACAAAATGCCTCACGACTGCGAGTTTATCTTTCATAGCCGTTCAGGTCATTTCTATTTTTACCGCCATATTCACAATGTATGGGTCAGAGTTCTAAAAAGGGCTGGTTTGCCGTACAAAAAATTCCATGCTTTGCGCCACACACATGCGTCACAGTTAATTGCGGCTGGTGTTCCAGTAACTGAAGTTGCGAAAAGATTAGGACATTCAAATGTCGGGACTACCTTAAATGTTTACTCACACGCCATAAAAGGTTCAGACGAAAAAGTGTCTAAAGTTGTTGAAAATGTATTCTGCCCCCAATCTGCCCCCAATTCCTAATATTATTTTGCTCCCATGTATTAAAAAAGTCAGTGTTTACCGAATGTTTCTCGGTTCACTGACTTTTATTTTCCATTATTATCACAATAAGCGGAAATTCGCGACCATCGCGCCCCTTTTCAGCATTTCGCGAATGTTGTAGAATAGAAAAGAACCGCAATAAAATCATAGAGAGAAATGACTAAAAAAAGAGGAAGCATCTGTCCTCCGGCTTTTCCATTTCTTATTTTTTAAGGAGACTCCATGGAACGCATCGCGATCATTGACTTAGGCTCGAACTCCATCCGCTTCATCATCATGCAGATCGGAGAGCACGGCGCTTATAAATTGATCTATCAGGAAAAGAAATCTATCCGCCTGGCGGAGGGGATGACGCTCACCTCTCGCCTTCTGACAGAGGAAGCGCAGCAGCGGGCCCTCAACTGTCTTGCCGTCTACTCCCATATCATCGAAGTGCAAAAGATCAAAAAGGTACTCGCTGTCGCGACGGCAGCCGTCAGAAATGCCATCAACGGGGCTTCTTTCTTGAAGCGCGTCCGCATGTCGACCGGCATCCCCATGACGATCATCAGTGGCAAGGCCGAGGCTGCGCTTGGCTTTTCTGGTGTCAGCCATACCATCGATCAGAAGGATTTCCTCCTCTTCGATCTGGGCGGGGCGAGCGTAGAGATCTCCCTCGTCAAAAACAAAAAACGCATCCATTCTATCAGCATCCCGATCGGTGCAGTGACGCTGACGGAGATGTTTCAATCCTCCCGCGAGGTGAATCAGAATAAGATCGAAACCATACAGCGCTTCATCCAGAATGTGCTTTCCAAAGTCGAGTGGTTTCCCAGCGAGCCTCTGCCGGTCATCGGCATCGGCGGTACTGTCCGAAATCTCGCCAAGATCCACCAGCGCGCAGTGAATTATCCGCTGCCGAAGCTCCACAACTATCGTTTCACCGTCGAAGATGTCTTCGAAGAAGTCCGCATGATCACGGGGAAATCCTATGAGGAGCGGCAGAAGATCAGCGGGCTCTCTTCCGAGCGCGCCGACATCATCATCGCAGGTGCACTCGTCATTCAGGAAATCCTGCGGAAAGCGAAGGCGTCGTATCTCACGATCTCCGGCTGCGGTCTGCGTGAAGGGCTATTCTTCCACTACTATGATCCCATCTACGACAAAAACGGAGACAAGCAGCACGACATGCTCCGCTGCTCGGTGCAGAATTATCTCGATACCCTTCCGATAACCTATGATTTCCACACCAAGTATGTCACCGCGACCGCACTCGCCATGTTCGATCAGTGGCAGAAGGTCCACAAGCTCGACCCACGCATGCGTGATATTCTCGCCGCGGCAGCCCGCCTGCATGACATAGGAAATCTGATCAATTACTACAGCCACGCCCGCCACAGCTGCTACATGACAGCGAATGCGCATATCTTCGGCTGGACACACAGCGAACAAGTGATGTGCGCTCTGATCTGCGCTTTTCACCATGGATACTCCGGAAAGTACCTCAAAGCGAATGGGCAGGCACATATCCTGACGGCTGCACAGATGCGTCAGGTCCGCATCCTCTCCCTCTTCCTTGCCATGGCGGAAGGCCTCGATGAAAGTCAGGAGCACTGCATCACCCGTGTCATCTGTACCTCCTACAAGGCTGCGATGGATCTTCGCGTCTATACGGATCGGGAAAATTTCGATGTCCCTGCTCACGCGACAGCGTCTTTTGTCAAAGACTTTGAAAAAACATTCCATCTTCCCTTCCGCATCCAGTGGTTCCCTGGAAGCAGCCACAGGAATGAGCTCGTCGAAGCAGCACAAAAGCTGTGAAAATAAGCCAGTGGATCGGAAAAGCACGAGTTTCCCTGAAATCGACACGCATTTTTCTCA